GGGAGATGATCGCGTGGATCTCTTTAGTTCTCGTCATGATCCGTTTCGAGCAGCCGAATTCAGTTGAGGAGATGGCCAAGGTCTTTGTTTCTTGGGTCATTGTTTATGGGGGCTCTTCTATGGTTTGGTTCGTTGTTTCATCTTGCTACAAAAAATAGCGGTCCGGCATGGGCTAGGCTGGAGCTAGTGCATAAGTCCAGCCAAAGCCCTCGGCCCTGAGTAGCCTAAAGGCAAGTCCAAGCTTGTACATGGCTGGAGGCGAAAGGGGCCGGGGGCGAGAGGAGGAAGACATGGGTTTAGTCGAGGAGGCGAGGAGAAGAGGTAAGCGACATGGATAGTTTGGCGCGTGAAGCACGAGAGGAGGAAGACGTGAGCGACTTCGAGAAGGTGGTGGAGATCGGAAGTAAAGCTATCTTTAATACGCCTCACAAAATGGCGGGAACGTTTCCCTATATGGATACTGCGGACCAAGCACGTTCCTTTATTTGCGCCCTCCGCGCCGCTGGCTGGGCCGTGGTGCCGATGGAGGCGACGGAGAAGATGCTTATTGCTGGCGGGGATAGGCAAGCATCCAGGACGTACTATCCATCGGACGTATGGTCCGCCATGCTCGCCGCCGGGGAGGTCCACGATGAATAGCGGGCGCCAGATTGATATTGACGCGATGGCCGCTATTCTCTCCGCTCTACGGATTGTGGTTGATGCAATGGGCGCAGACGCCCTTGGGGGCATCCGTTCACGAAATGAAGTTTACCGGAGCATCGCGTTTGCGGAAGGGATGCTCAGGAACGCCAGGGAGATCCGTGATGACTAAGTACGAGCCCTATGACGGACAAGGGCCTGGGCCGAGTTTTTGGAGGAGAGGAAATGAATGACGATTATCTTTTCTGGTGGAAATGGTGGGCGGTAGCCGCTCCCTTGGCCTTATTTTTTGGGTGGATGGTGGGCGGGACCATCGTAAAAGCGGAGGACGATAAAACACGGGCGGCGGTGGAAAGGATCCTTCAAGACCGGGTGGACCTGATGGAAGCCTGCGGACGGGTGCGGGGGAGGGGGAAAAAGTGAGCGGACGGCCCGGCATCGTCACGGACGGCCCAGGCCATGGATGGATGAGGGTGCATGAGGACACGTACCTAAAGACGGTGACGGTGAAAATGAAGGGGTCGAAAAGGGTGATGGTTTTGTCCTGGGCGATAATCCGCGACGCCGGAGATAAAGAAATAGGGCGCACGGAGAGCGAGATGTTGGACTTCCAGAAGGAGGAGGTCTTGGAGATAACGTTCAAGTTGATATTTCCGATTTGGATTAAGGCCGGGGCCCCGTTCCGGGTGGAATTGAGGAGAAAATAGTGGAGGTGATAGGGACAGCGCTGGTCATGATGCCGGTGATGTTTATGGTGTCTGGGGGAGGAATGGTGAGGTGCGCGAGACGGGGCGACGTGACCGGGGTGATCATAATGGTCCCGTTCCTGGGAGCCAGCGTCTGCGGTTATCTAGCGTGTGGGATTGAGGCTCTATCGAGGGACCTGACGTGGGGGGCCATACTGGCCGTGGTCCCGGGGGCGGCTTTGGTGGGATTCAAGTGGTTGGCGGATATGGCCAGGGGAGAGGAAGATGGCGATCAAATATAGGCTCCCCGCTACTAGGGAAGAGGCGGTATCGAGTGGATGGGCAATGTTCTATGATGGTGTGGAGTGCCAGTCCGGGCACGTGGCCCCAAAGTATGCGATAGACGGGGTATGTTCAAGGTGCCGGGATGAACAGATGACGGGGAGCGAGGAAGAGGTTAGGCGGGCCTTACACAGCCGCCGCATTAAGATTTCTCGCATTAGGCGCAGGGACAAGGAGGGGAAATGATTAATTGTTATACGCGGGGGACGTACATGGCGGAAGTGGCGGGGTTGATGGCAGTGCAGCAGATGGGGAGAGAAAAAGTCCGGAGCGACGAGGAGTTGGCGTCGGATTTATTTACGGCAGTCATGGCGGCGGAAGCCTTGGCTGTGGCGTTGGAGAAGCGCGGCATGGCTCCGTGGATTAAGGGGCCGGTGGCGGAGCGCGGTGGGAACGTCCAGATGGATGCGGGGAAGAGACCTTTCGAAATGGGCCCGCCCTCGCCGAAACGGACTTACGCTGAGGGATAGAATATGAACCGCTCGACGGGCATGAGGGAGACGTGTAACAATTGTCACAAGGTGGTCCCGGAACGATGCGATGGCTTGATTTGGTATATAAAGGAGTGGGGGCCGGACCGTCCCATATGCGCCGGGACTGATGGGGGGAGCATACACGGGAGTCGCTTTCATTTTGTAATGGGGCATGGCGCATCTTGGTACACGCCGTTGCTTAGCAGAGAGGAGTGTGAGGAGGCAAAAAAGCGAGAGTGGGTGGCCCGGTGTGAAAGATGTGGGGCGGACCATGACTCCCGCACGTCGAAATGGGTACCGAAGGGCGGGAACGAGTGGGAACGAGTGTGCCTGGAGTGTTATAAGAAATTAAAGGAAATACGTGAATCGGTTGAAAAAATGTGCGAACCGCTAGGGGGGCCATTGAATGAATCGCTCCATGGAGACGGGGGTGGGCCGCGAGGAAATCTTGTCTAAGGCTGAGGCGGCCGTTAGGAATTTAAGGGAGAAGATTCTCAAGGAAGCCCCGCACCTCTTGGTGGTGGAAAAAGAGAGGTTACACTATTGGGTCATGGCGTCGGGAGGAAAGGCGTTCGTGCTGGAGTTTTGGCCGGTGTCACGGAGGTATAAGACCAGGACCGAGCCCACGGTGTTGAGGTACAGGATGTGGAATGATTTGTTCAAGACGGCCTTGGCGGTGGCTAGAGGCTTGCCGAAGCGGGGAGGGGAGCAGAGATGAAGCGAACAGTAAAATTTTCTTCCTTAGAGTGCGGGGCGCTGTTCGTGTTAAAATCAAACGTGCCGGGGTGCGTGGCTCACTTATATAAAAAGGCGGATTTTGAAAATGCATATTTATTGGGGTACCTGGACCCCCATACCCTGGAACCGGTCCGTGAAGTAACCGGGCTGGTGGAGGGGGTGTCGCATGTGGACCCGAAAAAGGATGTTATAGTGGGCGGAGGATGGGAGCAGGCAGACGGAGAGGTTTAATGCCTTCAAATAAGGAAATTTTAGAACAGGTTGACCGCGTAATTCAAAAAGGATGGTACCCGGTCCCTGTAACTTTTAAGGGAAAACTCCCGGTGGGGGATGATTGGAATAAGCCGGGGGACCCGGAAGAGGTTAGAAAGAGGTGGGAAAGGGACAATCTTAACCTTGGAATATTGCTGGGCTCCCCCTCCGGCGGGCTGGTGGACGTGGACCTCGACAGCCCCGAGGCGGCGAGACTGGCCCCCAGATTCATGCCACCGACCAAGGGAGTGTTTGGAAGGGAAGGAAATCCCCGTTCCCACTATACATACATCACCCTTCCTTTCGCCCAGACCAGGAAATTTTCTGATCCCGTCTCGAAAAAGAGCGGCAAGCGCGCCATGCTGCTGGAATTAAGGTCCGATGGACACCAGACAGTGTTTCCTCCGTCGGTCCATGAAACGGGAGAAAGCATAAGGTTTGAGGACCACGGAGATGAGAACGGGCTGGATGTTCCGGAAATAGAAGTGGATGTACTATACGCCGCGGTATCGAAATTGGCTGCCGCGGCGCTGATAGGGAGATACTGGTCAGCGGGAGCGAGGCACGAATCCGCCATGGCTCTGGCCGGGATGCTTTGCCGGATAAAATGGACGGAGGAGCAGATATTATTTTTTATTGAGGCGGTATGTGACGTTTCGGGAGATGAGGAGAAGGGGGACCGGCTGAGGGCAGTGAAAGACACTCTCCGGCGGGCAGCTAGGGGAATGAAATTCACTGGGGCGGCGAAGCTGGCAGAGTATCTTCCGGAAGAGGTGGTCCTGCAGGTCAAATCCTTCCTCGGAACGGCTGAGGAGGACCATATATCTGAACTTAATGAGGAGTTTGCGGTAGTATTGATAGGAAATAAAGCTGCCGTGTTGAAAAGGGCGTTTGACCCTACTTATGACCGGGAAAGGTATGACTTCCTTTCCGTGGCGGATTTCAAGACGTGGATGTGCAATAAATTTGTACAAATACCCGGTAAGAAGGAAGGAGAAGTAAAATGGGTGCCGGTAGCGGAAGCGTGGCTAACGTCGCGTAACAGAACGACGTATGATCAAGTGATTTTCTCCCCGGACAGAGACGTTTCTGGGGCGTTAAATTTATGGCAGGGATTCAGTACTAAGCCTCGAGAGGGGGATTGCACTAAATTTCTGCATCACGTTAAAGAGAACGTGTGTGGGGGCGTTGAAGAGCATTATGAGTGGGTATTGTCTTTTATAGCAGATTTGTTTCAAAATCCGGGGCGGAGACCGGGTGTCGCATTGGTGCTGAGAGGAAAGCGCGGGACCGGAAAGGGGGTGTTCGCAAACCAAATTGGAAAGATGTGCCAGCCGCATTATATACAAGTGTCCCATCCCCGGCACCTGACGGGCAATTTTAACTCCCATCTTAGAGACGCTCTGCTGGTGTTCGCGGACGAGGCGTTTTACGCGGGAGACAAGGCCCACGCGGGCGTGTTAAAGGCAATGATAACGGAGCCCGACATAAACGTGGAGATGAAGGGAAAAGATGTTTTCTCCGTATCAAATTACATACGGTTGATAATCGCGAGCAACGAGGCGTGGGTCATACCGGCGGGCATGGATGAACGGCGGTTTGCTGTGTTTGACGTGCAAGAAAAATTCATGCAAAACCATGATTATTTTGGGGCCATTCTGGAGGAAATGGACGGCGGCGGCAGGGAGGCGCTTATGGACTTATTGTTAAAACGCGACTTGTCGGAGGTAAACTTAAGAAAGATACCGGATACGGCTGCGCTCGTGGAGCAGAAGATAACGACGGCCTCTCCGGTAGAACAATGGTACCTAGCGAGGTTAATGGAAGGGAACATAGTCCCTAGAGCTCAATCCTGGGGCCGCATACCCGAGGATGAGCCGTGGCCAGAGTGGGTGGCCAAGGACGCAGTTTACGAAGATTATAGGGGGGTGGCCCAGGACGCGGGAGTGTTCCGTAGAGGGCAGGTGGTCCAATTTTGGATGGAGTTAGCGAAAATAATGCCGCCTGGGAGGGTAAAGGAACAGGCGAGGATGGTGTATGCCGTTCTTGGGAAGGGGGAGGATGCCGCCCCTGTCAAGATAAGAAAAGTATTTATAAAGTTGTTGCCGCTGGAGGCGTGTAGAGATAAATTCGCGGAACTTATGCGGACGGAAATTGAATGGCCGGAAGTTCAACCGGAAGGAGAGGAGAAATACTGATGGGGATAAAATGGACGAGGCTGGACGGGGCTGGCAGAAGTTTAAGAAAGCCACGTAGGTATAAGAAGGCAACGTTCCCAAAGGAGATGGATATGTATTTTATTTATGATGACGAGACCGGTATAGACCCCAATGGAACGAACATGAAAGGAGCTATGGAGGGGATACAAAAATTTAGGGGTGGACAGGTCGTGATGGCCAAATATAGGCTGGTCAAGTGAAGGCGTCCTTGACGTGGTGGCGCGGCCCGTGATAAGATGTCAGTAGAGGATGAGACCATGATGCGGCGGTGGGTGGTGCGGATAGCTTACAAGAGGACGTGGGGTGGAAGAGCATGCAAGACGAGGGAGATGGTGGGAGAGGTGTTAGTAGAAGGAAAGTACACTGAGGAACAGGCAAAGCTTATGGTGTTGGGTATTGCTAGTGCACAGGGGCGTAAGGGATGCCGGGTGATCGATCTTGAAATGGAGAAAAGAGAATGGCGAAACGGGCTAAGAAGAACGTAGCGGACGAACAGTCTCCAGCGGAAAAGGAAATTGAGGACCGGAAGGAGCGGGCGGGGAGAGACGTTTTGTTGCGGGGAGAGATAGTGGCTGAAATGAATACGATGCAGCCTGGGTACGTGTGCAAGGATAACGGAAACTCTGCTACCGTGATTACGTTCGTTAACGCGGTAGGGTGGCAGAGAGAGGAGTGGCGTAAACAGGGAATGGTGTGGAGCAATAGCGATGGCCGAATCCGAAGAAGCTCTCTATCCGTTCTTGACCCGGGGAGGATGGACCGTTTGGAGGAGGAGGCAGATAAGAACGCAGGAAAGGAGGGGGCTGTTAGGAAAGCCTCATCCAGGGCCGTGGGTGTAAGCAAACCGGCTAGAACGAAGGTTAAGAATGAGGATGGCTTAGCAGAGGCCATGGACGGGGCGACCAGGACGGGCGGGGCCCTGGATTTAGAGAAGTTGTCGAAGGTGGCTAAAGAAAACGGTATAGACTTGGCCGCAAGGTGGGGGCAATTAAACAATGGACAGAAGTCCATGAATTTAAGGAACGCTCTCCGGGGAAAAATGAAGAAGGGGGAAAAGGTGAGGGTCGGGGGGAAGGAGGTCTCGGCATGATTTTCGTGCCTAGTGAGCATCAAAAAGCGGTTTTCAAGTTTGTGGAATCTGGTAATGGGTCGGCGGTCGTGAAGGCTGTGGCCGGGAGCGGGAAGACCACTACCGTGGTGCAGTCCCTTAAGGGTGTGCCGGTGGATAAGAAGGCGCAAATAATCGCATTTAATAAGAACATAGCCCAGGAACTGCAGCGGAGGGTTCCTCCCCACATATACGCTTCCACGTTCCATTCCGTGGGGTATAGGGCCATTGGAAATAAGTTCAAGAATGGAGGAACCGGGATAAAGGTGGAGGGGGACAAAGTACGCTCCTTATTTAAGGCGTCAACCTCCAACGAGGATTTCAAGTCCTATGCAGGATTCGTACCAAGTTTGGTGTCTTTGGCCAAGAACTATGGCTTGGGAACCCCGGATGGTCCATCGGCAAAGGAACACGAGACGTGGGGGGAATTAGTTGATCATTTTGATCTCTCCACGTCCGGGTATAGGGGGTATGAAAGCGAGGAGGAGGGCATACGAATGGCTATGGGCCTCCTCGTACATTCAAATAAGAGATCGGAAAGGGGGGAGATTGATTTTGATGATATGATATATCTCCCATCCTTATGGGACCTGAACATGTATTGGAATGACTTCGTGTTCGTGGATGAGGCCCAGGACACGAACCCCATGCGGAGGAACATCATACGGAAGGTGTTGGGACGGAATGGAAGGTTAATCGCTGTCGGAGACCCCAGACAAGCGATTTATGGATTTCAGGGGGCGTCCCATGACTCCATTAATCAAATAATGCGGCAATTCAATTGCCGGGAGCTGCCCCTTACGGTGTCCTTCCGTTGCCCCCAGGCCGTGGTACGGCTGGCTCAGACGTTGGTGCCGTATATTGAGGCCCATAAGGACGCCCCGGAGGGAGAAGTATTGAGGCCAGACGAGTGGAGGAGAAAGGATTACGCCCCCACGGACGCGATACTCTGTAGGTTAAACGCTCCCTTGATGAAGGAGGCCATGAGGTTAATGGCCGAGGGCATCGGGTGTCAAATCTTGGGGGCGGACATCGGGAAGGGAATGGTGGACCTGATAAATAAAATGCGAGCCTCTAATCTAACGGAACTGGAAGTAAGATTACATTCATGGTCAAGGAGTGAGTATGATAGGCTCATCATGAGGGACAAGAAAGCCAAGGCTCAACGAATCTTAGATAAGGTAGAGGCCATAGGCTCCGTCGTGGAGGGTTTAGAGGCCGGTGAGCATACGGTGGAAGGCGTAATGAATAGAATAAAACGTATGTTCACGGACAATGCGCAAAAGGGATTATTGACCTTATCCACGGTCCACAAGGCCAAGGGTAGAGAATGGAAGAGGGTGTTTATCCTAAAACCGGAACTCATGCCGTTCGGCAAGGGTTTGAAGGAATGGCAATTGGAGCAGGAGTTTAATTTAATGTACGTCGCGTACACCAGGGCCATGGAAACGTTGGTATTCTTACCGAGGGAAGAATGATGGAAGGCGAGGAAATATTGAAGGTGCTTCAACACGTAAGGCGGTCTCTATGTTCCGAACCCGAGGAGGGCCGCCCCGCGTTTGGAGAAATGTTTCACTGTAATCAGGTCTCTGAGCGGTCTTTCGATTTGGAAAGTGTCCAAACCGGTAAACATTACATCATCAGCGTAAGAAATAGGGGGGCGGAAAGATCGAATGGGAAGGGGGGCTAATAAGAAATATAAAGGAGGTAGGGCAAATCGTAAGGCGGTACGAGAGAAACTTTGGAAGCATGGACATAGAAATTGCTTCCACTGTGGGAGGCAATTGGTGTTAGAGGTAGGGGAGGAAAACACCTTGACGGCAGACCATTTGGTGCCGTTGTCTACCTCAGGAACCAACCTTTATATCAATTTCGTGTCCGCGTGTGCAAAGTGTAATAACGATAGAATGTCAAGCATGACCGAAAAGGTTTTAAAAGAAATAGAGAAAAGGGACCTGTGGAGTAGAATATCGAGGCATAAATTACGGCTAGAAAGGAAAAGGAGGGAAGAGCGTGGTGGAGGAGAAGCGCAGAAATCTGCCCAATAAGAGAAAAGGATACATACAGAAGGCCGTAATAGGGGGGCATACCCTCTACATACAAACCGGAGAGTATGAGGACGGCACCCTTGGAGAGATATTTATTACCACTTCTAAACAAGGGGCTACGTTTAGAGGGATAATGGCCAGCTTTGCCATGGCCATATCGGTAGGATTACAACACGGAGTGCCGTTGGAAACCTTTGCAAAGTTGTTTGTAAACACTAGATTTGAACCCAATGGGCCAGTGGACGGCAACGACAAAATAAAAATGTCCACTTCCATTGTGGACTACATCTTTAGGGAATTGTCGGCCACTTATCTTGGGAAGAAAACCTTATCTACACTGACGGAGGAAGACATTCGTGGTGACGCCCTTGGGGGCCCCGAAGAATAGCCTCTTGACGGGATGAGTCGGGCTATGATATACTGCAGAGCGTAAGGTGGGGGGAGGCCCGCCGCCTTTGAGAGGAAGCACCGAGTAGAGGAAATGTAACAAACATCCGAGACAAAGATGGACCGAAAATGGGTTCGATCTATCTTTGTCTCGACAAGGGCACCGGTGAAGAACCGGGCCGAAAAGGAGAAAGCGATGGCGACGGCAACGAAGTCCAAGAAGTCCAAGAAGTCCAAGAAGTCCAAGGTGAAAGGTCCGAGCGACGGGAGCGTAATCAAGCGGGAGTACCCCGAGGGCAACTGCGGGGACCGTTTGGCCGACGTTCTCGGCAAGTTCCTCAAGGGCGAGGACGGCAAGATCGACCCCAAGAAGCTGGCGCAGGTGGCGAAGGACAACAACGTCGATATGGGGCCCTTCGCCGAGCGGAACCTCGGCATGCAGCGGATGAACCTGGGGAACATCCTCCGGGGCAAGAACCGCAACGGCGAGAAGATCGTCGTGGGGAGCACCACGGTCGCCGGGCAGAAGGCGAAGGAGTAGCGGGGAGAACGGCCCCTTGACGGGCCCCCAGGGCTGTGGTACCCTGGGGGTGGGATGAGAGGGGTGGGCCCCCTCCAACCTTGCAGTGGACCGGACCTGCCCCTAGTAAACCTAGGTGTGGCGGTCTTGGGGCCGAGTCAGGGGGGGAGGGGGCCTTTCTAAACGAGGAAGATATGCCGGTCTTCATAACGGATTTTAACAAGAAGAACAGCAAGAATTTTTCAAGAGCCCGGAGATACGGTGTCCTGGTGCCCGTGACGAATAAACAATGTTATCCAGATGACTGGGAAGAGAAGGTGCAGGATATGGCGGCGGAAGCTGCCTCCGTTTTAAAAGACTTTAATTTCAAGGAAGACTATTTGTTGTTGGCGGGAGACCCGGCGGCAATAGCGGTGTGTGTGGCCACCGTATCAGCTATGGCGGCCACGAGAGACGAACCGGTAGCATTTAAATGTTTGAAATGGGACAGAAAGGAGGAAGGCTACTACATCATAGAAATAGAAGTATAGCGATCGCCGCTAGATAGGAGGAAGTGGAATGGCCAAAAAGGTAGCAGGAAACGACCCCACCCCGATCATTAGAGAACAATATCCGGAGATGCTGGAGGCGGTCAAAGCCGTATCCAAGGCGGCGTCCAATGCCGTAAATATACATAAGCGGGCCGTGAAGGGAAACCTTCTCGACACCGTGAAGGCGTATGTGGAGATACGCCGGGTGTCGGAAGCCATATCCGACGGGGTGAAAGTCATCAACGGAATCCTGGCACAGTTGAAGGAGACGGAGATACCGGAGGGCATGGAGAAGGAGGGGGTGTCTTCGCTGACGCTGGACGACCCCAGCTACATGTGCCGGGTAGGGGTTTCCGTCACATTGCGGGCCAGCGTAAGAGAGAACATGAAGGAGGAGGCAATTCGGTGGCTCCGGGAAGGAAAGCTGGAGGATTACATTCAGCCCACCATCAACGCCTCGTCCCTCTCCGCTCTCGCCAGGGAGATGGCCGAGGAGAACAGAGAGCTACCGGATAACATCTTCAACGTGTTCCAACAGCACAGCACCAGCGTAACGGCAATAAAGGGAAAATAGGGCCGCCTATCTTTTAAGGAGAGGAAGAAATGGCAAAAGCCTCAGAAGGGAAGATAGCGAGGAAGGAAGAAGAGGGAATCCAAACCGCCGATTCGATGCCGGAGTTCATGAAGGGAGAGCAGGGCCGGGGGACGGAGATGGTAGACCCACGGGACCTGGAGCTCCCAAGACTCAAGCTGCTGCAAGACCTGTCAGATGAGCCCAAGACCTTCGATGGTGCGAAGCCGGGCATGCTGTGGCACACGGTTCTCGAGAGGGCCGTGCAACTCCCGGTGCACATCACTCCGGTGTTCGTGGATACCCGGTACATCCTCTGGAGGCCCCGGCACATGGGGGGTGGAATCCTCGCCCGTTCCGACGATGGGCGGAGATGGTCTCCGGAGAAGGGAGAGTTCAGAATCAAGCCGACGAAGGGAAGCGAAGACGAAGTGGTCTGGCGTCTGGCTTCGACGGTGGACGCCTCCGGCCTCGCGAATTGGGGGTCTTACGACCCCCGGAATCCGAACAGCCCCCCGGCCGCTACGAAGATCATCGCGGTGGTGGCGGTAATTCTTGAGCCGGAGTACCGGGAGATGTCCCCGGTGGTCATCGCCCATCAGCGTTCTCAGATCAAAGTGGCCAGGAGGCTGGTGACGAAGATTCGAATGTCCAGAGCGCCCGCATATGGGCAGGTGCACCGGGTAGAGTCAGTTCAGGACCAGAACAACGAAGGGCAGAAATTCTTCAATTTCCGGTACACGGCCTCCGGCATCCTGCAAAGCAAGGAGGACTTCGACGCCATGAAGGAGTTCTACGAGAAGTTCCTCAAGAGCGGGATTCAGATCCGTGACGTGGAAGGCATGCAGGGAGATGTGCCGGACGTGGCGGGGGCGGAGGACCCCGAGGCGAGCGACCCGAAGGCGAAGTACTAGGAGGCAGGGCCCACTAGGGCGATGCGGAAGGACGCATGAGATGGGTAGGGGGCGACGTACTCAAACGAGCCATGGTCGTAAAAGCAGGGTTCCTAGGGCAGGGTATGCCCGTCCGGTGATGACCTCCGGAGAGAGTTTGAGAAGCTACGCCTAAGCCCAGGCCCCGAGCCGGTATCAAGCCCGGCCCCTGGTGGTTTTTTAAGGAGGAGATATGTGATGGGTGACAAAGACGGGGCGGCTAAGCTTTTTCTGCCGATGGGTCCCGAGGAGAAGTTCCGGTTATACCTCGACCATTTCTGTGAGGCGATGGACGATTTTCTCGACCCTGAGGGTAGTACGTCTGCGGAAGAGTTGATTAAGCGGTGGTTTGAGTTCCGGGCCGTCAGAGCGGAGCTGGCGGTCGAGGCTTTGAAAGAGTTTGTGCTGTCTCATCCTCAATACGGAGGGTCCCAAGTTGTCGTTAACTGATGGTGAGCAGGAACGAATGATGAAGTTTCAGGAACTGTATGAGGAAAACGGGGAATCCTTGACGGGGTGGGACAAGGGATTCGCTGATGACATTGTGGGGAAATTTGTGGAATATGGGGCCGAGATGTTCTTATCTCCCAACCAATGGAAGCAGGTGAACCGCATCCTAGAGAGGATGGGAGGATGAGGGCCGCCGATTCGATGTCCATAGATAGGATGTTTAAGGCCGTCAAGGCGTCGAAAGAATTGGTTTTTGACATTGAGACGACGGGGGTGGATTGGAAACGGCATTTCGCGGTGGGGTACGTCATAACGGTCGGACTCAGGCCGGAGGACACTTACTACGTCCCTGTACGGCATGGAGGAGGCAGAAATATTTCGAAAGGGCACACTCCGGACGGGCCGGAGGACGTGGGTCCAAGGGTGCTTCCCTTTGAGAAGAGGTTTAACGCAGAGATCGCCTCGCGGACCGATCTATTGGTAGTGGGGCACCACTTAAAATTTGATCTCCATATGGCCGCGAACCACGGCATCATCTTTAACGGTCCTCTCGAATGCACCATGGTGAATGCGGCCCTGATAGATGAGAACGTCGGGAAATACTCTTTAGCGGATTGTGCCAAACGGGCGGGCGTGACCGCTAAATTAAAGGAAGAAATTAACCAGCACATAGCCGAAAAATTTAAGCTCGATCCGAAGGACCGAGGCTTGATGGCGCATTATTGGAGGCTATCTGGGGACGATAAAATGGCGATAGACTACGCCTCCGGGGATGGGGTGACGACGTGGGAGCTTCATAAATGGCAGCAGATTCAACTTGACTCCCAGGACCTTAGGCGGGTATGGGCTGTGGAATGCCGAGTCTTGCGCACATTGTTCCGCATGGAGCGGCACGGGGTGAGAGTGGATGAATCTAGGCTTCTGCAGTTGAAGGAGGAGATGGAAAAGAAGCTTGAGAAGGCACTGACCGCGCTTCCGGAGAACATGAACGTTCGGTCTGCGCCAGAGGTTAGGAAGTTTGTGCGGGACAAACTCGGCCGCACGGACTTTCCACTCACCCCGAAAGGGAACCCCAGTTTTCCCGAGCAATATCTTCTTACCTTCGAGGAAGGGCGGCGCGTGATAGCCGCCAGGAAAATTACCACCATCATAAACAGCTTTATTACTCCTACTTTGGATAGGCATTTATGGAAGGGAAGAGTACACTGTAATTTTAATCAGCTTAAGGGAGACGAATACGGTACGGTAACAGGAAGGTTGTCTAGCGATAGCCCAAACATGCAGCAAGTACCGAAACGGGATAAGGAACTGGCCCCCTTATTTAGATCAGTATTTGTGCCAGATGAAGGGACAAAATGGTCTACAAACGATTTTAAGCAGCAAGAGCCGGTGGTGTTTACGGAATACACTCAATGCAAGGCCCTAGTGAAGGGGTATAACTCCGACCCCCCTGTGGACATTCACTCCGTGGTGGCCAAGATGATAGGGGTGGAGCGGGACCCCACAGCTAAACGTATGAACATGGGCATGCTAAATGGGATGGGGAAGAAGCTCCTCGCAAAACATTTGGGCGTAGACATAGACGTGGCCACGGAGTATAGGGACCAATATGACCGCGCATTTCCTGAGGCAATGGCGTTCATGAAAAGCGCCGAGAGGCGGGCGGTGGCAAGGGGCTACGTTAAGACTTTCCTGGGGCGTAGGAGAAGATTCCCTCGGGGGGAATTCGCGTATAAGGCTGGTAATTCGGTGGTACAGGGATCCTCAGCGGACATCACGAAAGTAAAAATGGTGGAGATAGATGATTATCTTAAATCCGTGGGGCGGCCATATCAGATGCTCCTGCAGGTCCATGATTCCCTCGATTGGCTGGTGGAGGAGGGGGCCAGGGGACAAACGATAAATGGTGAGTGCCTTAAAATAATGCAGGACTTCGGTCCAGACCAATTGGTGCACCTCGTACTGGTCCCTCTCCGGGTGGATGGACACGTTGGAGATAGCTGGGGTGATGCTATCTTCGGTGAGGATTGAGGGTGGCCAATAACGAATTACAGTTCCAGGGAGAGCTTATACGGGACATAAACCGCGCTGGGGGGCATGCGTTCAAAATGTCCAGTACGTATAAGGTGGGGGTAGCGGATTTGTACGTGCGCCTTCCTGCTGCCCTAAAGTGGGAGGGGTTGGAAGACTATGTGGGGTTTATAGAGACGAAATTTACGAGAAACTTCTCAAAGTTATTAATAGTGGGGATAACCGAACTACAGAAAAAGTTCCTTAAGAGAGAACAGGACGCTGGCGGAATGTCAGCGTGGCTCCTGTGTGTAAAGGTGGATGAAAGGGGTAGAGCGCCTTACTGGATAGCCTATGGAAGCCGGGACCTTGAGGTTAAAACGGCCTCTATATTCGAGATAAAAGAGTTGGGCGTGATTAGGGAAGTAGGGAAACCGTGGGACGTATATAAAATAATTGAGCTCTTGGAGAGACCGTAATGGACATAGGGCCTTATAGGACTGCCTTTGCAGCCAGTTTCAGAGGACTGACTAAGCGTACGCTGGTGGTTGCGTTTGGGGCCACGAACTCCGGAAAGACTGTATTGTGCAATCAGTTGGAGAATGAGGGGTGGGGGGTGTATCGTACGTCAAAGATGGTGGAGAGTGGTATGAGAGTCCTCCACGCAAAGGCGGGCGGGGCGGGAAAAATGGAAAACCCCGATGCCCCAAAGGAACTTACTGTAATCTTGAGGGCCGGAGTTGAAGAAGCCATGGCTGCATGGAGGAGGTTTGATGGGGGCCACGGCATAGTGCTGGAAGGGTTCCCAAGAAATTCGATGCAAATGAATATGATAACGGATTATGTATGGGAGCGCTTTGTCGTTGGAGTCCACGTGAGAGCCCCCCTTGAGGAAATAAAGCTCCGGGCCGAGATGGAACAGGACCCATATCGGCGGGACATAGAGATGGCAAGGGCTACACAGGAAAACATCGACCTCTATGGTACGGTGGAAGAGCATTTAATAAGATTAGGAGTGGAAATGTGGCGGTATGATTGGATTCCGGACACAGGTCCGGATGAAGACTACTACATCGGGCATCGAGGGGAGTACTTGTATTACAGGGTATCATAAAGGAGAAGGTATGAGTAAATACGAAGGATTCGTGGAGAAGGGCGGGGCGTCGGTACTAATCGATGGGCAATGGGGTTCCACGGGGAAGGGGCTGGCTGCGGCAGCCATAGCCGTGGACAATGCCGGAAAAATCAGGGTGGCTACCACCAATGCCAGTTCCAACGCCGGGCACACGACGGTGAAGGAGAACAAAAAGTTCGTGTGCTTCCACTTGCCCACCAGCGGGGTGATGGACGCAAAAGCGATAATTTATCTTAACGCGGGGTCCATCATCGATCCAAAGGTCTTAATGGACGAGATGAAGACATTGGGAGTGGACAAGGAGCGGGTGGTGGTGCACCCTCGGGCAGCGGTGATTACGCAGGAATGCAAGGAAGAAGAAGCAGACATAAACTCTTCTGCCACGAAATTGGCCTCCACCCAAAAGGGTGTCGGGGCCGCACTCTCAAGGAAAGTCAAGCGCATGCCGGGAGCCACCGTGGGGGAAAACGAACGCATGCGGGATGAGTTTGGTGGCAGGATAAGGACCATGAATCTAAACACCATGATGGCGGCGGGGGCCTCCGTAATGGTAGAGATTCCCCAGGGCTTCGGCCTGGGCCTGAACAGTGGGACGGCGTACCCCTACTGCACTTCGAGAGAGGTCAGCGTTCAGCAAGGACTCTCTGACGCGGGCATCCACCCGAAATTCCTCCTCAATACTCTGATGGTTCTCAGAACCTACCCCATCAGAGTAGGAAACATCATGAACGATAAGGAGATGGTGGGATTCAGTGGCCCCCACTACCCGGACCAAAAGGAAATCCGGTGGGAGGAAATAGGGGTTAGCCCCGAGATGACCACCGTAACAGGCCGCGTTAGAAGAGTATTCACTTTCTCGTTGAGGCAATATTTGGATGCATACTATCACAACTACCCTACACACGTCTTTCTCAACTTCGTGAATTATCTAAAATCACGCGAAGAATTTCTAAGCCTTCTAGGGCTGATACAGTCCATAAGAGTTCTCCCTATTTCATACGGCCTGGGACCGCAGGTGAAGGACATCGAACATGATACGGCGGCTGTGGTAAGAAAGATGGGGTGGTAAATGATGCCTGATCATCTCGCTCCTCCCAATCTCCCGCCGCACCACCGCCTCCCGCCGCGCCACCGCCTCCACTCCTCTAATAGGGGAGAGCTAGCCAAGGAGTATAACGCTGAGATACGGGTATTTGTAGATGCTATGCGGTATAAGCTTCACGTGAACCGGCATAAGGGGAAGTGGATAGATAAGCCCTTAGTTCCGGCGGTAGAGGCGCTCCATAAGGAGGTACAGGAGCTACATGACGCTTTGGGCCGGGACAACGTGTTTGAGATATTGCAGGAGGCCGCTGACGTAGCAAATATGGCCATGATCGTTTTCAACATACGGATGTATCTCGCGGCGAAGGAGTCTCTAGGTGAGCCTATTCAATAGGGCGGTACGGGACCAGCGGTGGGTGAACCGTTGGGGGACCATTAGGAGGTTGAAGGAACAGAGCATAGCCGAGCATCAGTACTTCGTAGCACTCTACTTCCTACAGATATGCCGTGATCTCGAAATTTCTTATGTGCAGGACGCCTGGGGTGTGGCCATGTGGAAGGTGTTGACCCACGACCTCCCTGAAATAATTACGTCCGATACCCCTGGACCGGTAAAGAGGGCCCTAAACGCGGAGGGAATAAGTGCCTGGGTGGAGGATCAGTTATCAAACCGTATACCGAATTGGAAGCCCCCCTCAAACGTGACCGTTAGGGAAGATGAGGAGATGGACGCCATAATGAAGGTGGCGGATGATTTTGAGGCTGCGATGTATATAATGGATGAGGCGTCTATGGGAAACAAAAACGTCAAGGACGTTCAGGAGTACGTCCGCAGAAAATTGAGTAAGTCCCTAAGGGCCTTAATTAGGGTGCTCCCGGACAGGGAAGAAAAAATCCTTTCCATGGAGAGCCACATGAATGGGCAGTTGGGGTCCAACCTCAGTGGTGAGTACCCGGCGATGGATGAAGACAGATGAACGCAGATGAACGCAGTTGGTTTCTAAAGGGCAAACCCCACGCCGTACAGATGAGAGCACTGGAACTGTCGAATCGGCGAAAAGGTTTCTTACATTTCGAAGAACAAGGGTTAGGAAAGACAGCCATAGTCTTGGCAGAATATGCGGATTTCGTTAACGAAGGGCTGATAGATGGTATGGTAGTTGTGTGCCCTAATTCTCTCAAAATTAATTGGTTTAAGGAGGCGGATAAATGGGGTGCGAAATATAAAACTAGAATCGTGCTTCCAGAGGACATAAAAAGTCTTGACCTGAACAAAATGAAACCGCCTTTCATCATAACAATAAACTATGAATCAATACGAAAGGGGACGCGGGGGCTGGAGGCCCTAAACGCTATAATGAAGGGGCGGAGGAGTATGGTGGCGGCTGACGAGAGTATAAATATAAAAAATCCCCACTCTAATCAGACCTTCGAGGCCCTGCAACTTTCAAAGGGGGCCGCGTTTACAAGGTCCATGAGCGGGGCCCCCATAAGCCAAGGTCCCCACGATTTGTGGGCGCAAGGAAGGTTCGTAGGTCTATATAATGGAATCAGAGCCACGCAATTTAAATTGCGGTATTGTAGAATGGGGGGGTTTCAAGGTAGGCAAGTGGTAGGAGTCAAAGAAGATTTGGTGGAGGAGTTGTGGCGCACCGTCGACGAAAATGGGTTCCGAGCCCTTAAGGAAGAATGGACGGACCTGCCCGAAAAGATATACGCCCTTCCTAGAATGATCACCATGACGAAGGAACAGAGAAGGATGTATCTAGAAATGAAGGAGGAGTTTATAACTTATTTAGACGAGACCGATGAAGGCTCCTTCGTGGAAGCGCAAATGACCATGACGAAGCTCATGAAACTTCACCAAATATCCTCCGGCATAATAATTGACAATGAAGGACTGGAGCACTTTATCATACCCACGGAAGAGAATCCTAAGATGCAAGAAGTGTTGCGCGCTTTGCAGGAAACCAGGGGTAAGGTATTGATTTTTACGCACTTTAGGCTGTCCACCAAGGCCGTGTTCGAATATTTGGGGAAGAGAGGATATGAACCCGTCCTCCTAGAAGGCGGCATGAAGGTTCAGGAGGTGGAGAATAGAAAGGAAATATTTAACGACGACTCCAAATGCCGCGTAGCGGTGCTCCAGGCGCAATCGCACATGTATGGGCATACTCTCCTAGGGGGGAAAGGAGAGGATAGATGCTCCACGTCCTTCTATTATGAGGTTGATTATAATCTAAATACTCGGGTGCAGACGGAGGACCGGAACCACCGGTACGGTCAAGATAAGGCCGTGGTTTATGTGGATTTCATAGCATCAGAGATAGAAGAGATCGCTGTGACGGCCCTGCAACGCAAGAAGAACGTCGCTAAGCTGATATTAGACACGTTTAAAGGCCGTTGACATACATTCTCCTTTCGTCCTCTCGGCGTATTACCAGACCGCGAAGCTTTACGCCCCCGCTAAATACCCACTTTCCAAATTCCTCAGCCGCCCCTCCATGATCTCCGGCGTTTACCTTTCGTCGAAGGGTAGAGGCTTGAAGTTTTCCACCCCCTAGATTAAACGTAAATGACACCAATGCCGCATACTGTCCATCCGTTAAAGGGACGAGGATGAGATTGAGCACGGAGCGAGCGGCCACCGAGACGTTCCTAAGGAATAGTTCCTCTGCTTCCTTCGTGGATATGAGGGGAGGCTGAGGGGCCGAGCGGTCCCTGGTGATGAGATTGCCCGTATCGTTGGTCCAAAACCCGGCCGGGCACCGGTATGCCTCAAGAGAGAACCCCTCGTGGTGGCGTATGAGGCGGAGTCCCTCTGGATGCACTTCTCGGATCATTTGCTGTTCTCGCGCTTCTTAACCCTCCATCCGAACCAATACCCTAGGATACCGTCCAGAAGTATCCAGTCATGCTCATTCCATAGTTGTACAAACACCCCTGCGGAGGTGATCCCACCACCGGCCACGAGCACTTTGAAAAGGGCAACCTTATAACCGATGTAGAAAATCACCAGGGCGTAGGTAACGCCGGGACGGACGAAGGCCACAAGGAAGTCTAAGAGCCCGAAGAGGTAGATCAAAGGGGCCATGGCCCACGATGGAAATCCCGAGTCTTTCAGGCCGTCTAGCAAGGTGACCCCCATCGTGGGCTGTTTTTCCCCCGCCCGCTGCGCCGCGACGAATGCTGCTGTGTCGCCCTTTTCACGGATTTCCTGTGCTTTCCACGTAGTGGCTTCCTTGGCCCACTTTACTTGGGCATCGAGCATGGCGATCTCGTGGGCGTTGTCTTGCCTCTTCTTGAAGAACCCGATTATGTCGGGGACGAAGTTTGCCCCGAACCCGAGCAGGGTGCTGGCAAGTTGCGCAATAATTCCGATAAGCGATACTGCGCCCATGGCCTACCTCCAGTTAGCGTCTTAGCGGCGTCGAAAGGACCACAATACCACCCCCCCGCCTGCGAACAGCATCAACCGGAAGAAAGTAGCAGCGGTCCTAATGGTTCCCCCTCCGCTATATAGAAGATATAGGTCGGAAACCGTGAGAAGCAACATCCCCAGGAAGAACAACGTGAAGAATTGGGACGTGCTGGCGAAAACCCTAGCTAGCCAGGTAGACCCATTGGCCATGGTCCTTAGCTTGTGATATTCCCAGGCCAAGAGGGCGAAGACCAGAGTACCTCCTATGGCCATGAACATTCTAAAAGCTATTATCCAGAAGTCTTTATTTCTCACGCCTAGTCACCTCCATTAAGACGGCGGTGAGCGCCTTCTGCCTCTCCACCTCCGCCGCCGTCAGACGGTCATGAATGTCGTTTAATCCTTGGAGCATGGTCCGGGTACTCTCTTCCATGTAAGACCTTTGCGACTCAAGGCACGTAACCAACTTACCGTTCGTATTGGAGTTTTCTTTAACTATCTGTACCCAATCGCCAACTCGGTCCTGCGACGACCGGCGCTCCTTTAGAAATAATTTATACAGCGCATATCCGGCTCCGAGCACCATAAACCCAGAGAGAATGGAAAAGGCGAACCAAGGCCCCTGGTTTATGAAAGCTGCCAGTACCTTAGAGAAGAAATCCCACATGGCTGCCCTCTGTTAAAGAGTCTTCCAAATAGCCTTCGCGCGAGATGCTAATTTCACTACATCCAAAACCGGAAACTGCTCTTTTAGAGCCAACGCAAACGAGGTCAGGGCCTTTGTATTAACTTCTTGGCCTGCTGTCGCGTCAAGTTTTTCCTCCGCCGTAGGCTCCGGATCGGCGCCCTCCACAACAAGCCCTTCCGCGATGGCCTTCTGAAGATACGGCCAATGCGGAGAGCCTTCGGGAACGCTCATCGTCACACCGTCCACCACGGCTCGGCAGAGGGTGTGGTTCGCGTCCTGCCACTTCGCCTGGGTAATTTTCATAGGAGCCTCGCGTCGGCGGTGTAGTGGAAGGACTTTGTTTCATCCGCAGCCCCCGACGTAGCAAACTGATTAACGAATCCATTCTGCCCTATTCGCGCTGGCGTAGCATCAAAGTCAGCACTACTAGATTCATCGCGATATTTTCCGCTAGCCCCTGTTCGACTGTAAGATATAACCGTCGGTGTAGTTCTCATCGGAATGCCAAATCGAACAAAGAATTCTCCACTCATTATCGGGTCAACCATTTCCACAACACCAACCTGCGTAGAAGTCCCTGCCGCCGTTGCATCGTTGTAGCTCTGCTGCCAGTACCGCTGGCACATTACCCGGGTCAGTGCCACCGGCATTCGTTCGAAATCCGTCCGCTCGGAGCCCTTCTCAAGCTGGACTTCACCAATGTAGACGTTTTTCGTGGTAACAGCTCCAACCTCAGCCTTGATCTCAAGTTCAACGCCGTTTGAAGCGTTGCCCATCGCCACAGTAAAAGTAAGCCGAGTACTGGTTGCCGTGACAACCGCCGTGGCTCCACTGTTTCCAATTTCAGTTACTGCCGAAAAGTTGTTGCTTACATTTGCCTTACGGACGTAGAGGGTGAAGTTGACATTCGAGCCCACGTCATGTTTAACTAGGCAAGAGAAAGTACATGTAGCGTTTTTGAGACTGTAACAATCCTGAGCTTCGATTCTTCCCCTAAGATAAATGATGCCAGAGCCAGTAAGCGTAATGCTTGAAAAGTGAAAAGCGTACTGGTCCGTTGTCCCAACTACGCCAGTAGTTCTGGAAAACGTGCCTGCACTTACCGCCGTCCCGGTAGCCATTCCCATGAACATGTCGGGGCCTTGGCCATACACATCCTTAACAAGGGTATAGGCCCCCACCTGCATCACGTCGGCGGCGCCGTTGATGACGAAGTTCTTGCGGGCGAGACCAAGGGAAGCTATTGTTTCTGTGGGCTTGTGAGTACCAGCAGCATTGTGCTCCTTAAGTATGTTTGATTCGCGCCATCCGCACATCACAACGCCAACTTGATTCGTTAGGCCAGCCGTCTTGACAACGTAACCAATTACAAAATCTCCAGTAACTGCTGTCTTAACTTTCCCGGCCGTCCCTGAGGCCGATACGCCTTCACCGATGACCGGGGTGCCCACGCAGTTCACTACAACATACCCCAATGAGACGAGAAGGTCATATGCGGCGTTGTCCGACCCCCAGGCCGAGACGCTGTATTTATTGTGGGTGCCTTCGTCCCCCGCCACGGTCTTCATGAAACTGTTCTCAGGAGAGTCCACCTTCACCAATTCCCCAGCTGCCACCGCCGATCCATTATCGTTCAGGGCCAAACGGGGGCTGACGCCGGACATTAACCTCATCCATTGTGCCGGGGGGAACCCGAGGATTACGGTCTTTACCGTTGACAGCCAGCTGACGGCGTTGTTGCTGTTGGAGGACTCGACTATCCTTTCCCGGGTCAAGGTATCCACCACGTCATCCGTGAGGGTGCCGTATCCGATTTCATAGTCGATTCCATCGGTAACGTGATATGGTACCATCAACCATGGGCCGCTTCCACCCATGGTGGCGATGAGGGCTGAGGCCAGAGTGATGTAGGAAGTACTGACGATTCCATCCAAACTATACGTACCGGGCCCGGACGTGGAGGTCTTTTCCCGGGCCTTGTTCCCTACGGATAAGTACATTTTGAACCCCTCCTACAAGATTTCCTCTATTTCAAATTTTTTTTCATACTGTTCGAATACGGGGTTATTGATTTCCCCCTTTATGTTCATAAGCCCGTAATAAGCCCAATCCATGATCCTGTCGCCGTTCTCAACGTCAAAGTGCACCAACACGTCCCTAGAGTTTCCCCTGAGCCTCTCTATCTTGTGCACGTTACCGTACATTTCATCTTCCGACAGGAAGGGTAGGGTAAAATTATGGACCCTGGAAACCTTCCTTGAGGCGCTAAACGTGTTGGACCCCGAAGTCTGGGACCTGGAGGAGTTCTCCCTGATCCCAGTCCCCCAACCGTATGCGGCGTTTATGGTGGGAACGAAGGCGTTGGAAAGGTAAAGCCTACCGGCTTGGAAATACCCTGCGGGGTTAGAGAGGTCGGAAACGTCTATTCTCCACCATTGGTACGTCTTAGGGAGGTTACCAAACCACATGAACGAGTGATACTTCTCCCACCCGTCGTCGTCTAACCCTGACTTCCCCCACATGTCAACCAGTCCACTGTCGTATCCTGGGGCGGCGGTGAGGTTCGCTTCGGAGGTCGCAGCCCTCACCCTCCATTGGGAGGCGCTGGTGCCGTTATGAAACATGAGGGCTGCCAGATTTATAGTCTTTGCAGCCAAGAGATCCTCGACCACGTAAACGTTGTTCAGATCCACCGCCCTGAGAACATCCGTGGGTTGTATCTTTAGCAAGTTTTCCGCATTCATATCGGCGGTCTGGGACCCGGCGGTGATTACTCCCAAATCCGAGAATATAGGGGTCGCTATCAGAATGTTGCTCATCCCAGTATCTCCAATTCCGTTATCCTAGTGACCGCGTTCTCAACTACGGCTGTTACGAAAAAGTTCTTTCCATTCTCTAGCCCGAACCTATCATACACCAAAGTTATCACCTGACCTACCCGGTATTGGAATAAGTCTCTGGACAACCTCAACTTATACTTTCTCCTCTTTCCAGAGTCTCTGGCCCCCCTCTGGTTAACCTGGGTCTGAGCCTCCGTCTGGTCATATAGCAAGCTCCCCACCTTAACATCCTTAGCTTCGGTGTATATGCTCCTGAGAGAGGACTTTGAGAAGGAGACGTACCGATACTCCTCTGAGTATAATTCTCTATTGGAGGCCGTAACGGTGTCAGCAAGCTCATCTCTGGTCTGGGGAGACCAGTTCCTCTTATATCCCAAAGCGTATCTCCATGCGGGCTGCCCAGCCTCCTCCTTCGCTAAGGAGAAGTTTTCTATGACGGTATCCGTTACGGTTCTTGTGGCAACCTCTCCATCCGGGTCCCTAAATATGCCTACGGTGAGGGTACCCTCTCTGGTGAACGACCACCAGCCATCCGCACTAAACATTAATTCGTCCAGAACGTCAGAAATGTCTCTAGGCTCCGTTCCTACGAATAGTCCGGCCTCGGAAGATTCTCTCAGCAGGGCAAGGGTGAAGGCATTGACATCTATTTCATCCGGGTCCGATACCGCTCCAAACGTAACCGCGACCCTCCTAAATATTTCAATCAATGTGTCTATATAAGACCCTTCATTGTCCCCATGCCCATCAAAAGTAACCTTTCCGGCTGCGGCGTTCCCGAGGCGTATTAGCCCTAAGTTGAGGTCGGTTATATAGTGGGCCGCAACGGGGGTCCAATCTAAGACGCTGGAGAGTCCTAGGCTCGAATCAGTGATATCTCCGTCCGATACTAAAGGCAATCCCTGGTCCCTGATTTCGTCCACGGATTGCATGGACCTGTAATGGGCTTGAAACACGTTGTTAACTTTATTCACCAACGCGGGGGAGGCATTAAACACTCGGCCAAAAGACATAGGCTTGTTCTTACCCGCGAGGTCCGCGTCTCCCTCAAAATCTCCAGACCCAGAATAGACCAAGGATTGGATGGGTTTATTCAACCGGGAGGAGGAATCCCGGATGCCAAGAGTTATCTTAGACTCGTCCCAGGATACGGTTTCTACCGTCCCTTTAAATATCGTCTCCATTTCCGAGTACGTCAAAGTCCTTTCGTTCCATTTTCCTACGTTCGTGGTTCCACCGACCTTAATCCTGACCGTCCTGCCTACCCACACTACGTCCATTAAGCTATCGATCCCCCCGTCATCATTCATTATGTCAACGTTACCTATGGCAGACCTTCCTCTAGATTCTCCAGAATTAAATAAGGGTACATCAATCCTAAAATTGAAAGGTTGAATCAACCGGGGGCTAGCCGTTTTATTGGCAGGGTCATCTTCCGGCTCCGTATGAAACTCCTTATCGGCTATCAGGACTATGCTACCTTCTACGGAGTACTCCTCGTCCTCTAGCGACATGCCTGGGACCGACATGCCAGAGAGGGGAAGGCCTCCGTGGACCGTGGATCCTAGGGCCAAGGGTTCCCCCACCAATAAAAACAATAAATCCGCATCCCGGTCAGCCAATATAAGGGACAGGGAGCTAGGTATAGATAGATCATCCTCGTCCGGAAGTACCGAGAAAGGAAGTACCGAGAAGGCTACTCTACTAAACATTTACACTAGCTCCAGGATGGCACCGCTCGAAATGAATTCAATGCTGGGGTCGGCGGTGTCGTGCTGCACCGTAACCTCAAGGGTTTTGGATAAGGCACTGTCCTCGGCCATATCGGTCTTTATCGTGTGGCCCACGGCTCCGAACCCTGTGGCGGAGCCTCCGAATCCCCCATTTGCTCCTACGTTAAGCTCTCCTACACCGATCTGAGCATTAGCGGAGTTAAACGCCGCTATCTCAAAGACCATCTTTATGGCTCTGCCCGTCGCTTCAACGGCGTTGCTAAGGGAGGAGAACGTACTGAACGTAGTGGCCCCATATTTCCCCCTTACCGCGAACGTTGCCGCGCCAAAGGAGTTTCTTATCTCACCGAATACGGTCAACCTCAATTTTTTATCCGTCCCTAGGGTGCTGGCGGGGACCGAAAAGGAGTATATAGACGTTTCAGTCACCGTGTTATCTACTGATCTTGCGGTAACGTCGCGGTTCAAGACCCTCGAGGTGGAGGTGATGGTGGGGCTCCCGCTCTGACCGTCTCCGTTCACCACCCCTATACCGTCTCCAGCCGCGATAGACCTCCTGGTGAACGTCCTACCGTTGGGGGAGGAAAGGTTCACCACAAATCCCACAACTTCACTAAAAATGGAGTTGGCGACATCCGCTGGAAGCCCTAAAAATATGTTTCTGGTTCCAACCCCCCAGTTTACTGAAGAATCACTCTGACTGGACTTAAGTATTGTCGTTCTTTCAACGGTGTTGGGGGTCCCAGCATGTATCGTCCCTAGGCCCACTTCCCAATTATCTCCATCCTCCACGGTATAATAAAAAGTGTTTCCGTCCCCTACGGCGGCAAGGATAGACTGTTTCCCGTCAGGAATGGTGGCGTCCAATGAATATGTAATAGTCCCTTCGGTCTGAGTCGTCTGTTGAACCCTGTCCGCGTATACTAGGGTCATGTTTTCCGTCCCCTATACTTTGGTTATAAGTCTATCCAAGGAATTCTGCTGCCTTCTCACTACTTCTCTCAATTCTCGAATCTCTTTTCTAAGAATGGCCTCCCGCTCCTCCGCGTCGTTATTTCCCCTCTCGATAGCCTTACCTATCGCCCTAAGCATCTCAACGGTCTCACCGTCCTCCGGCCCGTGCGTTACAGATACTCTCTCCCCCGGCGTGGCCCAAAATGGAACGAACTGGCTATCGGGGCCACCATATCCCCCTACTCTGAATGATCCCTCATCCTTGAACGCGGGTACCCTTATATTTCCTAAGTTGACCAACCATTGCAGCCCCAAGGCGGGCGAGGTCATCTGGAAAAGGGAGTTGGACAAGAAGGGGAAGAAAGTATTAAGAGCGGTGGTAATGGACACTAGGGCATTCAAAATGGTGTTACTGGTGGCCCCACCGGAGGAGGCGGCCAGAAGAGCTATTGAAGTGGACATGGCGGATATCGCTCCCGCCAGAGGAGATATGGCCTTCTCAACGTCTTCTATCTTGACGGGAAGGAGACCCGTGTTGCGTTCGATGGGGAGCAACCCTTGGCTAACGTCCGTGGACACCCTCCGCAATCCAGCGGAATTGTTTTGGGCAGAAATCAGAACGTTCCCGGAAACGTCCTTAATGGCCCCCGTCTGCTTGAGAGCCTCATCAAATTGCTTCTTGGCGCTGTTCTCAATTATTCCGGTCTGCCCTCCTATGGCCGAGAGAAGCCCCTGCGTTTGCAATTCTATCTGGGTTATCAGCTTCTGGGCGGGGTCCTCCGGCATCACGGCTTCGGTAGCGGTGATCGCTTCTCTAAGGGTACTTATTACGTAGTTAAAATCCTCGAAAAATCTTGGGGTTGAAGAGAAAGCTTGCCTGCTTAATGAAAGAAGATTCTCCCCCGCCGCACCCAACTCCCCCATAGCCTCGGGGTCGCCAGCAAATGCCCTGGCCCTTACCTTAAGAAACTCTCCCTGGGCCACGGCGAGAGCAGGTAGCGTTCCGAGGGGAGATTCCGCGCTTCCCGTAAGCTTTATGAGGGAGGATTGAACGGAGTCTCTAGCTCCATTAATAGATTTAATAAGATCGTCTACCAGCTTCTGCCTCTCCTCCGACGCCTTACGCTCCTCCTCAAGGATTTTGTCGTTACTTTCCTTCATTATGTTAAGGCGTTCTAATTCATTGAGCCTTGTTACGTCCAGGAGATCGATCCCCAAATCTTCCGCATTCCGGAGCCTCTCCTTGGCCACCTTTTCCTGCTCCTCCAAGGCCAGGGCCAAAGGGTCCTCTAGAGCCAGGATTTGAAGTCTAACGGCCTCATTGAAATCCTCTTGCAGCTTCGATATGGCCTTTGACTGTGCGTCAGTGAGTTTTTGGAGGCTCAGCCCCAGGCGTTCTACGACGGGCCTAGCTTCCTCAAACGCCCCGTTTATTGCGTCCAGGGCCTTCTTGGCATCTGATATCTCTTCCTTCCCTAGGGCGAAGTCCTCCGCCATGAAAGCCATAGCGAATTGTACATCTTTAATGGTCTGTTCCACGTCTATGAAGTTGATGCGGTTTATCACTTCGCCTAGGGACTTAAACTCCTCGGATGCCCGAAGAATCTGCTGGAAACCGAAATTAAAAGCCCCTTGTACGGACCCCGGTATGTTCCCCTCCCCCATGTTACGGGCGAGATTGCCTATCCACGTCGATGATCCGAAAGTTTCGCGGCCTCCGGCGGAGGGAAGGCCAAGGGATTGCAAGAGTCCGGTAGCGAGTTCCACCACCTGGGCTTCGGTAGAGGCGTCTACTTTGGCCCCCGTCACCTTGCGCCTGTCGGGACCGAACAGAGAGCCCACCGCGCTTCCCAGGAAGCTGCCACCGATCGCCCCCAACGGCCCCAGGAAGGCTCCGCCCAACAATCCTCCTATACCGCCTCCGATCCCCCCGCTTAAGGTATTTCGTTTCGTTAAACCCAAAAGATTCGCCCCTAACGACCCTGCGATGGCCCAAGGAGCATTGAGGCCCGCGTTGCCTAAAGCCCCGGGCAGGAAACTTGCCAATCCAGAGGCCCCCTCGCCCGCCGCCACGTCAAAGGCTCCAGCCCCACCCGACAACCAAACGCCCAAATCGGTCCCCAGACCCTGTAAAATAGTGCTTTGTCCGAGAGAAAGGATCCCGCCCAGAGAGCTTAAGGAAGATAAAAGGCCACCGCCTCCCGCCGCACCACCGCCTCCCGCCGCGCCACCGCCTCCGCCACCTAGCGGAGTAGGAAACCCGAGGGCCGTGGCTAGGCCCGGAACCCCTATGGCCCCTACCACTCCCCCCAGGACGGGACGGAGTACCAGCGCCGCCGCAATCTGCGCGGCCATACCCTTAAATATGTCAAACATCCGCCTAGAAAAGTCCTTAGCGGAATTAATGCCGCCGTCAAAGATGCTCTTAAACATATCGGCAAAGGCGTCCTGAATTGACCTTATGGCTTGTAAAAAGGGCTCCATCAAAGCTTGACGGGCTTCTTCCTCCGCCTTCTTAAATTCCGCGAGACGCTTTCTAGCATCAAACAACCCACCCGCCGCCTCACCTACCTTCCGTATCGCGTCTATCTCCTCGAGATAAGCCAGGGTGCCGTCCTTGGTGGCCTTCTCGAGAAGCTTATTGGTGGCCACCGCCATGAATTTAGCACGCTCTGATTCGTTAAGCCCCGCCACTTCCGCATTTATGGCCGCAATTTCCGCATTCATCATGAGGACCAGATCGTTCTGATCCTTGTTTAGCTTCCTTACAGCCTCAGTCTGATCCTTAAGGTGCTGCGTTCCTTTCTTGATGCTCTCCTCGTTCATACGGCGGGCCTGAATCAAGGCCGCGAGGTTCCTTTTGACTTCCTCAGCATCGATAGGGAACCCCAGGCCGAAGGGGTCCCGTTCCTCTGCCCTGGCCCCTAAACCCGTCCGATTAACGAATCCCTCCAACACGTCTTGACGTATTGACCGCCCCCTGCCGCCAGCCAATTTCTCAATTATCTCACTAGCCTCACGAAGGTCATCCACTTCCTCCTTCAAGGCTAGTCCACCGAAAGTTATTACTCCGGCCTGTTCCCCAAAATAGACCATTTCTCGCTTTAATTTCTCCACGGTCTCCACGGCGCTTTCTAATTCCTTGGTGGAAACCGTAATTTCCCGCGCCCCCTCAACGAAGCCCCCAGACATTCTATGTTCCATTTGAACTCGCATCTGGGCCAATAAAACATCTAGCTCGTCTGCTTCACCCCGAAGAGATTTAATTTCGCTTTGTATTTTAGCCCTCTCGGCCCCCACCATGAGGCCGCCTCCAGCCGTGACTCCGAAGGAAGACCCTATCTTCGGTGTCTCCATCTTCTTTTGCAGTACAGATATTACACCCTCTATCTTGTCGCGGTAGGCTACGGCCACCTCAAGGTTCTTCTGGATGGATGCGAGGTTTTGCTCAGTGGCGACCCCGATTTGCTGTTGCTGTATTTTTAATTCATCAATGATCGCTTTACCGCCCTCAAGAGACCCCTTCCCCCCTAATTCCTTCATTAAGCGGGCTAACACCGGTATGGAGGAGATTATCGCCGCGCCGATGCTCACGGCCCGTAGGAAAGGATTTGCATTAGCGGCGGCTGCCCATGCCGCAAAAGCCGTGGCTATAGTTAATATAGCCGTCTCTATAGCCAATTGATGGTCTAGGACCCAGTTTAATGATCCAGTGAGAGCCCTCATCACGGGCAGCAGGTCCCTACCTATTTCTACGGCGATTACATTAAGCTTCCTCCCTACAAAGTCCACCGACGCGCCGAATGACTTATTTGCGATTTCCAATTCCGTGAGGTGCTTCTTGCCGTCCCTGAAAGCGGTACTGGCGTCCCTCTGCGCCTGTGCCGCGACCTGATACCCCTTAGCCAAGGGAAGAAGGGACTTAATCTCTCTAAATCCCCCGATTTCAAGGTCCTTTAACACCTGGGCCGTAGAAGCCCCCTGCTTTTGTAAAAGGTTAAGGCCCTTTATGAATTCAAGGACCGCTCCCATGGCATCCTTCCTGAACAACTCAGTAAATTGAAGGGTACTGCGGTCCGTTATTTCGGCGAACTGTTGCAGCCTTATGCCTCCCTCGTCTATGGCCTCATTCATCTTAGCGAAGAGCCTACCCACGGCGGTGGAGCCTGATTCCGCATTAGCTCCCAATTGCGCCAGAGCCGTACCCATGGCCAATGACTGCGTAGCCGTGACCCCGAAAGCTGCCCCGACCCGCGCCACGTCTACACCGAACTCAACGATACGGGACTCATTTGCCGCGAATTTATTGCCCAAATCCACTATGACGGAGGCTAGACGAGGGGCGGTATTGGCCGCCTCATTCGTGATGGATAAGAGCTGCGCGATCTTCGTGGCTGCGTCTGGACCGGTGAGGGAGGTGGTTTTGGTAAGGATTGCTATGGCTTCCGTAAAGGACGCAATGTCCTCCACTCCCCTAATTCCCATCTGTCCTGCTATTTGTGCGATCCCCGATAATTCCGACGCCCCAATGTTTACGCGAGTGGACATCCTGAGAAAATTGTCACTGAGGACCTCCATACCCGCCGCCGACAAATCAGTGGTTTTGCGGACGCCCACCAGCCCCTTCTCAAATTCTATATACGCTTTCGCGGCTTTCACCGCACCGAAAGCCATTAAAAGGAATCCGCCAACGGCGACCGCCATCTTAATGGACGTACTTTCGATCAAGATGCCGAAGTTGGTAACCGCCGAAGCTGCCCGGGAAAGGGGACCCAAAGCGATCCTCATGACCCGGCCAACCTCGTTTAATTCTCCACGGAGGCCCTGGAGCCTCCTCTGCGTGGCTCCTACCGCCTCCGCTCCACCGAAGAACACCTTCCTGGCCCGCACCATTCTATCATTTGCTGCGTCCTGCGTCAAGAGACCGGCGTGAACGTCCTTATTCAAGTCTCTTTGAACCTGCGCAAATTTTAATTGCGCCGCCGATCCTTGTCCTAAAAGTATAGCCCGCCGGGCCTCCCGTACATTAAACTCATCAATAGCTGTTGATTGGTCCTTAACGGCGCGGACCATCTTTTTGCCCGACGCGTTCTGGGCATCGCCTACTGATAGAAGCCTAGTCTTGGTTAGTTCATATTGCTTATTGGCCTCTTCCTGAGTGATCTTTTCATTAGCGACTAACTCCGTGAGCCTGATCTTTTGGCGCGCAAGGGACGTGTGCGCTTTGTCAAGCTCTCCCGAGGCTACCTTGGCGGTAACAAGTTGCGCCTCTTCCTTAGCCGTCTCCACGTTAAGTTCGTTCTGCGCCTTCGCGACCTCTTTAAGACGCTCTATCCGCGCCCTATCGACTCTTTCCAACTCCGCAGAACGGCCAGCCTCAATGTTACTCTTAGACAAGGCTAATTTTTGTTTCTCAGCCTCTACGTTCTTCTCAGTTATTATCCTATTGGATTCAATAGCTCTTTTAAGGTCTTCCTCCCTGAGAGAAGCCTTGAGCTTAAATTCCGCATCAGTAAATCTCTTATTAATCTTTGCTATTTCGCCCCGGGTGATGTGTTCCTGTCTAACCAGAGCCTCGTCCTTGGCCGCATTGATCCTAACCTTTTTCCTAGCGGTTTCCTCCTCCAATTCCAAGGACATGCGTTGAACGTCCGCAGCCGTCGTACCGGGCTGACCCTTGCGGCGCAGGGGGTCTCCGCCCAAAGACTCCTTTTCCCGCACCTTCTCGAGAGCGTCAAAGGTCTTAACAGCAGTCTGGTTTATCTGCCTAGCGACCTCGGTTATTTGGTTAAGCTGGCCCTTGAACATCACATCAAGGTTCCGTAGCATGTCTACTCTAGACCGCTCTAGGGCTCTACTTATATTTTCAATCTTACCATGAGTGTGTACCGCGTCCGCGAGGATCTTGTTAAAGAACGTCCCCGCCCCAGTATTCTTAAGTTCTTGCGCCGCCAGTTTCAACTCCCGGAACGAAGCGGCGGCGAACACAGCCGCCTCCGCGACTCTCGTTATGGGGTCAGACATACCCACGGCGGATTTACGCAGGGAGTTGGCGGTGGTTTGGGCCTCGCGGGCTATTAACCTAAGCTGATCCCGTGCTAGTTTAGAATCAGCGGAAATCCCCGCCGTAGGAAGCCGTATGCCTATCTTAATCGTCGGCACTAGAAGCCCCCTATTTCCTCGTCCGGCTCTTAGCCCTTTCGTTCATCTTTTTAAGATACACGGCGTCTAATTCCGAGATGTACCTCATAAACCTTCTTACTTCATCGGAATCAGTTTCGCCCATGATCTCAAGGTAATCCTTCATTTCACTGACCGGTATGGGCCCCACCCCAAACCCCATTCTCCGGCTACCTTGCAAGGACCAGAATGCCTCCCAATAAAACTGTAGGTGGGGAAAGAGTACCGGCATATTCTCAAGGGCCGGTACTCTTTCCCCCCTGTCCTCCTTCTTGAGCAGCGTCTCCATCACCTCGCCATAAGTTAATTGAAAGGCGAGGCACTCTTTCAGTTTCCCAAGTTGTTCTCGTCCTGCTCTTCCTGATAGTGCGCGGCTTTCGCCGCCTCCAGGATGAGGTCCACCTGCATATCAGGAAGATCCATCAAAATTTGACGGACCTTGGCCTTATTCTCCTTAGAACAGGGAACCTCTTTTCCTTCTCGGTCCGTAACACCTTTCCATTCCTGCACGATCCCATTCATGATCCAATTGATGTTGATCTGATCCTGAATCTCCGTGGGAACCTGTCCCCCGCGCCGATCTGCCCTCTGGGTGATATTTTGGAAAGGCTGCTGCGCCTTCCGAAGAGCTTCCTGCGCCCGCTTAGAGCTTGTTCTTGACAGCTTCCATTCAGATCCGTCCATCAAGGTGACCCACGCCCCCTCCTCCTCCTTCTCCTTGGAAGTGTAATAGGCCGCATAGGTCCCTTTCCTTTCCACCTTTTCTGGAATCACGGGCGTTTCCGTTCCCACGGGTATCTCCGTCTCTTTTCGTTCTTCGTTCATCCCAATTCCTCCTTAAGTTAATCCCGACTTACTTTCCGGCCACTAGGCCGGGAACCGCGTGATGCTGAGCATCTTGCTCGCCACGGTGTCCATCTTCGCCACGAAGGACAGGTCCACCATCACGTCTTGGTCCTGGCCAGGGATCACCACGGGGCCCCCCGAGAACTTGATGGCAGGGAGATTGAACATGTAAGCGTTCCCGTCCCCATCGATGACCCGGAAGGCTAGGCTCGTTTCGGTGAACCCACGGTACTTATCGAGGAAAGAACGGTCCTCGAAATAGGCATTGAACGTGCCTGACACGTTGAACGATCCGATTCCGATTCCCGCCGCCCCAAGAGTCGCAACGGCGGGTTGGGCGCGGAGGTTGTTGGTAATGGCCAGAGTGATCGCCGTGATGTCCTGCGTGACCAATGTCCCACCCTCACGGATCGCCGCCACGTGATCGATCGCATTCATCACGTCGTTCGTGGGTGCCGCTACGTTCGCCCCCGTCCCGATGGTAGCCACTTGAGTTGCGGCTCCACGGAGACCTGTGAGGGAGAGGGACCCCGTGATGATGGCATTCGCCGCGATGTTGAGAGACATGGCCCCAACCCTGCAGCCCACGAAGGAATCGAACTTGCTCACGTCCTGGAAGTGCTTCTCGATCGAGTAGCTCTTGGCCGTGGTTCCGTTGAAGATGCAAGTTCCCTTGATGGTGACGGTATCTCCCGCCGCCTCGTCCACCAGGGTGCCACCGGTGACCTGAATCCAGTCGCCCGATGAATCCGACTGCTTATCTGTCACCAGAAAGTATCCGTTGTTCGCCCCGGTATCGAACCCCGCCACCAGGACCCATTGCCCGATCTGAATGCCCGAGAAATCTCCAGCCACCGTGGAGAACACGTTGTTTGGGGCGATGGCCTGTATGTCCGTCCTGGAAATGCTCACCGTTGCGGGCCAATCCGCCCCTAGAAGGCCCTCGAGGAAGTCGTCCAAGGCCGAGTAGGACAGTTCGAAGTTCAGATCTCCCGATGCTCCGACGTTTGTGCGGATATGGTCCGGAATCTGGCGGTCCGCCCGCACCTCCGCGCTCTGCGAAGATTCCGTGGTGTGGTCCAGGCTTTCCCCCGTGAACCGGAAATTTTTCAGCGCAGATACAGGAGTCGTCCCGAAGACGGACTCTTCTACATACGACAGCAAAGTCCTATTGGCATCAGACATTTCCGTAGTCTCCTCTAGGTGCGGAACACGTCAAAATAGAAATCCGTGACCACGTTTAGCTTCCAAGCGCTTTTCACGGACCCTACGTTTACTTTTCTCGACGTTCCCATCTGAACTCCGCCAAAGTTCTTCGTTTCGAGTATCGTCTCTACATCGTCCGCTAATTCAAGGGCGCGCCCCTCCCCTTCTCCAGCGGGCACCAGGATCTCCACTACTATCTGCCCATCTTTCCGTACCCTCTTATCGTTGGCCATGGACACCTGCCTGGACAATGCCTGTTGAATCTGTACCCTCAGGAACGGGGGCTCCGGAGCGTCCGCATCCGGGTCCTGCTGAAAGTTATCATACAGCACAGGTACATTTGAATCCAACCATCCGGAGTCAAAGGCCGCCCGAATTAGGTTGTTAGCTTCCTCGTACCCGGCGATGACCATTATTCAAACATCTCCCTTAACACCACCGTGGCCGCTAAGGCTGCTAGGCTGTACACGTTGTGTGACCGAGTGTTCTTACCTCCCCCTTCTACAAAATCCGAGTAAGGGACAGCTGTCCCTAAAACTATTTCCTCCCCTAACTCCGCCCCTTCGATGGCCCCCATCTCTCGCGCAATCAACTCGGAACTCGAAGGAACCGGAATTTTCTTATCCGGTTTTTGGGACGGGTCCAGTCCCACATCAGTATTGTTCAATGCCGCACGATGATTGTATTTATAGTACCCCGTGTTCATAGGGGAAGTTTCAAACACCACCTTAAGTGCGGTCTGGGTGGCGTACAGAACTCGATCCATGACATCTTGCTCAATTCTTTTCATCATTTTTTCGAGGAGTCCTTGCCAATCGGAAGCCAGAAATCCTGGCACGTCTCCCGACATCAACACCTGCTGACCCGGGCGGGGCTGAATACCCACGGATGTTCCTATAAATACTCTGTTTATGGAGGTATGGGCACCTCCCCCCGGAAATTTATTTTTAACCAGCGTCCGTATCACCGGGGTCTCAGTGTGTCCGGGGATAAATCTTCGGCCTAGAGAAGTTACCTCTCCCGCCGTACCTGATATAGGGTCAATAATCATACCGGTGGTTTTCCCCACGAAATCCCACCCATAAACTTCATTACCACCAATGGCTCCACGCGGCTTAATCATCACACGTTACCACAGAGGATGAGGAAACCGTAATTGTCCTCTCCTACGTTCTTGGGGATGGACCTCACGATCCGATAAAAAGGCCCCACGGACATGTCCGTCCCAATAACCACAATATCTCCAACCGCCGGATCGAAGGTGATGGACGTGTGCTTGGGAAGAAAGAACCGAAGAGTCTCCTCCGGATTCATTCCAGAAGGGTTACTTTTGGATTTCGTGGTTATCATCGCCTTACCAGAAATATCCGTCGTACTGACCACCGAGGTCTTCCCCGTAGCGACTACATAGTTCTGCACCACTCTGCGAATGGTAACGGTTTTCCCTATTTTTTGAGAGCGGGCAGAAATCCTTGAGGCTATCCTGCTGGCTATGGACACCTTAAGCCTCCCGCTATGGGGCACTACCCTCCATTATAACACAGAAGGAGCCACGGCACAAGGGTCCTCCCAGCCTTTTTCTCTCCACTTCACGGAAGGACGTATAGCCTTCGTGTCTATTCTACCTTTGTTTTCCACCGTTACGCGTAGCATTTCCTTTACCATGTCGATAGTCAGTCTAGTCGGACGGTGGCCAAGAGCCTTTAGACCACTGTTCACGGCGTCGTAGTAATGGGATTCCGCCTCCACCCTCGGATTTTCAATGTTTTCTCTCTTAACTTCCATTCCGAGAGCGGTAGCGGCTTTCTCCACCACCCCTGCGAGAGCCGATACAGAATACGTTTCTGTAAATTGATTAAACACCCTAAACTCTCCAGGATCGGCAGGATTGAGAGCCGCTATTTCTACACACTTCATGGTGTCGATTATGTTTATAAAACCTCTCGTCTGGCCTCCTCTCCCATACACCGTCAAGGGGTGGCCAACAGCCGCTTGGTGGATAAACCGGTTCAACACTGTCCCAAAAATGTCGTCATAATACAACATTGTCCCTAAATAAGAGTGTTTTTCAGTCTCGGGGGTACTAAACCCATACACCACCCCCTGATTCAAATCAGACACCCTTAGGCCCCACGCCCTACATCCAAATTCTAAATTCGTAGAGTCGTGTATCTTTGACGCATGGTAAAAACTGCCTGGACTCTTAGGGTATAAAACCCTTGCGGTCTTCCCTCTGTGGGTTATGTTTAACCACCCCTCCTCAATTACTATACCTGGGGTTCCATATTCCCCCATGGTCCCCAATTTTATGATGTGAGCCTCCGGACATTCTTCCTTAACCGCGAACATTAAGTTCAGTGTCCCCAAAACGTTGTTCTCCTGAGTGTACACGGCGGAAGCCGCATTCATCATAGAGAAGGGAGCAGAAGGTTGTTCAGCGTAGTGAACTATTACGTCCGGACGTATGGTATGAAGAATCTTGGACAACCGAGCATAGCTTCCTATCAAACTACATTCCCATCCCTCGATTTTCTTTTTCGTCATACTGGTCCATGCCGATATACGGTCCTGAAACCCATGCACGTGTACTAAGGTATTCCTACCCAAATCAAATAGAAGCCTACGCTTCACGCAACTATCTAGAGCGTGGACTTCATGTCCTCTTATAGAAAAATGAAGGCACGTAGGCCAGCCAAGATATCCATCGGCTCCGAGGACAAGGATTTTCATGTGGGGGCTCCAAGAGAAAATGGGACAACGGTTTTCAGATGCGCGATAAGCGCAGGGAATTCTTCTGTCTTCCATGCCGCGTACCGGGCGCGATCATGAGCGATAGTCGAGACCCCATTTAACTCCCGCTTATACGTGGCGTCTCTCGGTGCGAGCCCTCTGCTCCAATGTTCATGACGGAGACGAATATCTTTGCGGAATTTCAACCTTCCTAGGGCGGCCCCTATATCCATCCACGCCCGGTCCACCATGGTGTGCATGAAGCCAAGTGAAAAAGACCCCACGGCGTGGCATAACTTCCCACCTACCAGAAATTGGGTCGCCATTTCACTCAACGTGTCCCAAGGATAAGCTACGTTCCAATCTCCGGCCTCTAGAGCCAGTTCCACGTCCCATTTAGGGGTTTCTGGTACCACGTCATCATTCACGATGCTGTAGAACTTAGCGTCGGGGTAAGACCTAAAATAGCACTCTTGCCTTCCTCCCGCGTCAATCCGTACGGAAGCTGTTTCAATTTTCCAATTAAGCGGCAATTTAACGCTCGAGTAATCGCCGCCGTCCTCGCCGTCCACTACTATGAGACCGGGCATGATCATTCCGGTGGCGATGCAACCGTCGAGGAACCTCTGCAGCCTTTCCGGCCTGTTACGCGTAGGTACGAACCACATCGGAAACCTCTTTCCTCTTCGCCCATACCGAATATGGAAGAACTTGATAATCGACGTCCGGAAATCCACCAAACGCTTTATTAACCGCCTCGTTAATCCCAAAGCGGTTATAGTCATGTCCAAGAATCCACCCGCCTATTTTTACTTTTGGGGCCCACAGTCCAATATCTTCTAGGCACCCCTCCGTGGAATGGTCCGCATCTATGAAAACGAAATCGGCGCTCTCCTCTTCCACCCGGAAGGAGGCCTCCCGAGAAGTCATTTCGAGAACCCTGAACCTCTCGGAAAAGGCCTTTTCCAGGGTACGCAAACGCTTTCTGTTTCCCTCGTGGTTCATGGCCCTATAAGCTTCCTCCCCGGGAGCCTCTGGCATGTGTCTAAACACGTCTACCCCTATCATGTGAAGGTGTGGACATGTGGACATGAGGTGCGACATGTTCTGTCCCCGCCCCAAGCCCACCTCCACCCCTCTGATCCACCCATTCGCTTCTACGCAGAACTGTATCACTTGCGGGTGGTTGTTGGGAACACGGCCATGAGGGTATAGATGCATCATTCCTCCTCCCTATAGGGCCAAACAGACTTGATTTCCTCATCTAACTCACAATATTCCTTAAGCCATGGCTCAAATATGTTACGATACTGTTTATACTTCATGGCCGCTTCAAAAGGCTTCGGCCTCCCATGAAAATATACCATCGAGAGGGGCATATCCGGTGGGGCGTCCTCTCCTCGGAAATGCTTCTTGAAGGAAACCGCCCCCGAGAAAAAATCCTGTATGTAATGGGGTGCGTACGGGGTGTGATTGCGTATGAACAACTGGTCACCACGCCCGCCCCCGATGGGGTATTTTCTTATTTGCTCCCCAGGAGGCATCCGTAAAAAGTCATAATATATTTCTGACATCCTGCGATCCGGGCCCCATAACATCACACCGGAGCCGGGGTTGTCGGGGAAGTTTACGTCTATCAACATCGCGAACCTACCGGCATACGACACCAATGGGTTTAAATCTCCGCACAGTATCGTATCCAAATCCATGTACAACACTCGGCCCCAATCCTCCAACAATTCGGGGCGAAAAAGTTCGAGTTTAGAATGTTTTGTGGCCCACTCAGGGTGTAGAAGAGGCACCACTTCTATACCAGGGCTAAACATCATCTCGGATTCTTCCGTAAGACAAACGAACCTACCCATTCTTGACAGCCACCGTCTACACTGACGGTACAGTAATTCCACCACATTCACTGAAAAATCCTTAGACGGCCTAAGCACGCACGCCACCGTGACGGGCCCCGTCCATTCCAAACTTATTAGTCCTTGAATTTCGGGCCCTTCCTTTGTGCGAGGTTCGAATCGAGACATTGGAGGATTATTCCTCAATATCGGAAGGGGGGGAGGGTCTTTCACGATCTCAAGAGCGTCCCTAAAATTCTTATATTGATGAAGGGTTACCTCAATTACTTCCCCCTCTGGAACCCTCCCGCCTCCCGGAAGGTTCATCTTTCCCCTAACTACGCACCTAATTAAGTCTGCCACGACGAAGGGCCTCCTCCATGGAAATTATTGGGAAATAAGGAAGAGCGCTACCCGGTGTAGCATTGAGGACTTCTATACCCTCGTCGCGCAATTCCGATGCCATCACAGCCATGTTTCTTATGAACCTACTATAATTTTCTTCCTTGACGGGCCTCTTATGTGGTTCACACCCATGATCCAAATCGTTCACCTTCCGCATATCAAAACCTATCAGAATTATAGTGCCCGCCCCCTTTAGGAATACGACGTTCATGGCCATTTGGCCGCAGTTTAACCCGTAGACGGTGTACCTGTCCCGGCTGAGGCCATCACTTCCCCCATAATTCAAAAACGTGAGATTTTTATGGAAATGATTAGGGACTACCGTGATGACCTCACCCTCGAAACTTTGAAACTCAGGGCGGCCTTGGTACTCCTTCCACCACAATTTGTCACGGACGCATAAAATCGGGGCCCAAGGCGTTTTAAACACCATGTTGTTCGTAATCACCACCTTACGTCCACGTAACAAATCTAAATCTATGAGACCATGAGAGGGCCCAGAAGCCAGCACATATGCTACGTCATTACGGCCCCAGACCCTCTCAACGGTACGATTCATTACATCATCCTGAATACGGCGGGCTTGACGGTCCCTTGAGAGACCATTCTGCCCGTCGTGTCAAGGATGGCCACTTGTTGGCCATACCTGGAGCCCGACAATCCGAAGCCAAACTTCCCCCCGTATCTCGCCGCGTACGCCTCAAAGATGCGTTCCTCTTCAATCCGCGCCCCTTCCTCCCCGCCGCTGGCGATGAGGTGGGCGGAGAGCCAACGCTCTATCTCTTTGAGGAGAGCATCCGAAAGGAGGCCTCCCAGCACCTCCGTCACCAACAGATTCGCCGCCGTTATGTACGCGGTAAGGTCCGCGATGTCCGTGGAGATGATTTCCTTGACTTCGATGGAAGTGACCCTAGCCATGGCACCCCCTAGGAATCAACTACTTCCAACCTGAACCCGGCCTCATTGGCCTTTCTGGTCTGGGTCTTTATGACGGCTTCTTCCTCTTGCTTCGTTCCCAGACGCCCGATGTGGGCGGGGCTTCCATCCTCCTTGATGTACCTCACCCCCCGCCCCTCTACGGATTCCCTTCTTAACAACACGGTAGGTCTGAGGTCCTCCTCCACAGAAGTCTCCGGCAAAGGAGGCGGAGAACCTGGAATTTCAGAGGATTTGAGATGAGATTCGTCCTCCCGTTCCTCTCCCTGTTCCTCTCCCCGTTCCTCTTTTTTGGCCTTGGGGGGGAAGAACTTTTCATACCTCTGCGTCTCCTTGGGCGGGGAAGCGGGAATAGGCTCATTCTCCTCGATCAACACCCCCTGCCCCGCCTGAGCTTGCTTTCTGGTGACGACGAGGATCTCCCCCAAAGAATATAGCCCCGCCCCACGCCCTGGACGGTGGTACTTTCCAATCACCTTAACTCTGACCAAATCCTCTGGTAACATCGTCTCTCCCCTACGATGTAAAGGGGAAGAGAGGTGGGATTAGGCCTCTCTTATCGGGCCAGGGGCGTCCCCCGCGACCCTATCCCCAAAATTATCCCTATCGTTACGATCCCCTTACCGCACCCCTTACTCGGAGTAGTGGACCACCCCGCAACGGTTCTGGGCGTCCGTCTTGATCCTGGGGATGAGAATGTCCAGAACCTTGAAGCACAGGATGAACCCGCCCTCGATGTCCCAGGTGACGACCCGGGGCTGCTCCCCGGAGATCAAGTCCACCACGTCGCTGGTCATCTGCACCAGGACCATGTTCCCGGCGGCCAACTGATCGGACACCTTCACGTCGAGGATGCCCGGCAGTTCCTTGATCCGCTGGAGGATGGTCTTGTCGGAACTGGCCTTGTAGTCATCCATCGTGGCCGTCATGTACCCCGACGGAAGGTACAGCATGAACGGACCGAACATCCGGTCGCCGTGCGCCGACGTGATCATCTGAATCACGTCATCCAGCATATCCTCGCCGGTAGTTGCCGAATCCGTCCACGGCTCCGCGATGGTGCCCAGATTCCGGTTCGGATGGGTGGTGTATCCGTAGGCGGTGTTCCCGTCTACCGTGATTCCCGGCCCGTTGAACAAAGCATCCTCGTTGCTCTCAACGATCAGCCGAGTAGCCGTTTGGATCTGCGTCACATCGATCGGCTGGCCCAGGGTCCGCGACCCTTCCAGCATGCGCAGGTTGAGGTTGAAGTCCTTGTGCGTGATGTACACGGGGATGTTGTTCAGGGTGAAGTCCTGGCGGTCCCTGTCGCCCCGCCGCGCCCCGTCCATGCTCCGGACCGCCGGGTCCATGTCGGAGATCTTTTCCCACTGAACGATCGTCTTCCCGAGGGCGTTGGGCAAATTGTAAATCAGCCCTCTCGCCACGAGATCAGCGATTCCGTTCAGCCGGATCATCGCTTCATGGACCAACGCCGTATCGAACTGAATCCATTCATCCTTCCGCAGGAGATCGTTCGTGCGGAGGGCGTTGAGATTCAGTCCGTGTTTCAGAAACATGGCACCGGCATACGCCCCCGCAGAGGGAACGAACTGATCGGGGGTCGAAACCAACTTCTTATTCATTTTCCTCTCCTTCGATGTAAAGGTTTTGGTCCCCTGGTCTCAGGGCCCCCTTAAACCACTTGCACCTTGATGCGGGCTACCGCCGCCGTCGTGGTCACGGCTTCAAGAGCCTGGGCCACGATCCCCTTGCTGTACAAAGTGCTTCCCCCACCCGGAGTGGCCGGGTCCGGGGTTGAATCCATCACCGGGGGAGTGTGCTTTCTGAGCCGCCCATTCCCCGCCGACTCCAAAAAGTCCCCCTGCACGACGGTCTGACTCGTGGTGAGGATCGCCTGCCATTCCGCCCCCGGAGGAAGATGCTCGTACATGACGAGATCACCGGAGGAATAGTCATCGTCGATGTCGTGTCCGATGTGGTCCTCCTCGATCGCGACCATCACCGCCGCGTTGCCTCCCGCCGTGGCGTGAACCACCACCCTGCTGGAGCCGTTCAACGCGATCAAGTGGCCGGGGGTGATGGTCCCCGCCGCCAGATGCTCCTTCCGAACCCCCTGCCCTTTCAGAACGATCGTCTTGCTGGCCATTTCTAGCTCCTTTTAGTGAATGTGTTTCCCTTATTCGTTGGCCGCACCTCTACTTGGCCGCGGCAGCGGCTCCGTTTGCCTTCTCTTGCAGGAGCTTGAACACGCTCGGAGGCTCAGGAATGGCCTCTTCCGAGACGTTCAGGGCCGGAACCCGGTGAATCCCCCGCCCGCTGTAGTTCACTTCCGGCACAGCGTCTCCCAGGAGTGCGGAAATCTTCTCCAGGTCATCCGTGCCCATTTTCTTGAGCTCGGCCTCGGTGAACTTGTTCGCGCTGTTCGAGGTGATGGCCTTCACCATCGCTTCCCGGTGCCGCTTAAGCATTTCTAGCCCGCCCGCGAGGAAATCGCGCACCCCTTCCGGGGCCGCCTTGACGTATTCCTCAGCGGTCTGAGGGCCCTTGTTCGCAATGACCGGAGGCTCCTCCTTCTTCTCCGGCGCAGCGGGGTCACTGGGCGCGGGGCCTCCCACCGTCTCCGGCGCAGCGGGGGACGCCTCCTCGATCTTCTGGAGCACTTCCTCGTTCAGAGACATGAGGACCGCCCTGTCCTTTTCTTCGAACTTGTTCACCTTGCTGGCGATGATCTTGCTGACCACACCGGCCTTATCCATCTCTTTCCTCTCCTCTGCGCTCGGGGACGCGGCTTGATTGACCGCGATAAAATTGGTTTCTGGCCTCACCTCCTGGACCTCTTTGCCCAGGACCACCTTCCCGTCCTTCCCCATCTTGAACCCGCGCTTCATCAGCTTTCGGAAGTCCTCCTCATAGACGACGAATTCACCCTCCACGGCGATGATGAACCTGAACGCCCTCGTCTGATTCTCGCCGCTCTCGGCCTCCTTATCCAAAGCGATCTGCAGAGCCGTCCGGAGGTCCATGTCGTTGATGTTCCCCGTGAACAGCCCCTTCACCATGCGGTACGCCTTCATCAGCGCCCCATCCTCCTCGTCCCGCAGCGACCCTGCAGGTTTGTCTTTTCCCCACTTCCCTTCTTTCGCGGCGTTCACCCGCACACCGCACCCCATCTCCCAGGAGCAAGCGCCTTTCTCCCCGTCGCCCAGGACGGCCAAATGGTCTGGGACGAAGTTTCGTTGAATCCCTTCGTACTTCGCGCCCCGAAACTCCCCTTGGGCGGACTCGAGGTCCATGAAGTAGCCCGTGGAAATTTCCACGCGCTCCCCCGCCTCCATGCGCCGGAGGATCTCCAGGCCGCCGTCCGACTTTTTCGCCTTGTCCACGTCTATCCACATCTCGGAGCGTAGCTTGTCTCCATCCATGCGGCTGTTGAACACGAAGCCCATCTGTTCCCTGTTGAACACGTCCGGCCTTCCCGCCGAAACGAAGTCGTCGTCCCTCTGAGGATGCCCCGCCGTGATGGGCCGTCCATTCCACCCTTCCACGACCTTTCCGAACTCCTCCGAGAGGACCAGTTCCGGCCCGGGCGAGGAGACGCTCCGGAGGACCCCCTCGTTCAGCATGACGGCGGGGAACACCTTGAACTCCCTGCCGTCGATCTTGTCCACGCGCAGTTCCGCCGCGTTCACCTGCACCGAAAAGGCGAATTCTCGCCTCTGCCGGGATTCCCTCATCATGCGGACCTTGGCCGTGACGTTCACCACCGGAGGCGCGGCGTTTCCGCGGAACTGCTTATGGCAGACCGCCGCCCGCTGGTCCGATTCTGGAAACTCCTCCACCATGCCATCCGCCCCCATGCACCTGTCCATGAAAGCGTCCTCGCTTTCCCCGTCCTTAGGAACCGGCATCGGCATGTAGCATCTCCTTATATTCGGCGTATTCCCAACTGACCCTCTCCCCAGTATCGAGACGGTCCCAATTCACTGTCTTGTGCCACCCGCACCGGCAAATGATGGAGGTCCGTCCATGGAATTGGTCCCCATCCATGACCCCAGACTTCCGGCAGGACGGGCACCGGAACAGGGGGAATGACTCCCTCGTCGCCCCTACCGTTCTCGCGCCTAGGAAGCCCATCTATCCCGCCGCCTCCCCTCCACCCTGCTCCGGAACCTCCCCCACCTTACCCGGCTTGGCCTTCTCCGGCTTGGTCTTCCCGGGCCCCAGGGGGGCCAGTCCTAGCATCTTTTCCCGGAACTCCTCATCCGTGACCGGAAAATGTGTTCCTGCCTTCGCGGCCACGGCCTTTGCCTCCTCGAATTGCTTGATCGCGTTCGAGGATCTCTGTGCGATGAGGGAGATCTGGTCCTCTCCCAGGGCCGTCATATCCGACCACTTCACCACGTACTGCCCGCCCTTCGGTTCTGGGAGAACCCCCTGAACGATGCACCGGTCCACGAACGGGCGCAGGACCATGGGCTCTCCGAAGGTGACTTGCCGTTCCGCCACGCGCTCATTCCAGTTCCGCTTATCCTGTATCGAGGCCAACTGGCCCCGCTCGCTTCCTATGAGAATCCTTTGCGGTATCCCGGTGGCCCCGGATACGAGAGATACGATGGCAGTAAACACCCCGCGAGGGTCTACGTTCTTGCCGCCCAACTCCTTGATCGTCGCCCCACGCGTCCTTATCCACCGCCTGAGGCCGTGGATGTATTCATCTACCTCCGTCTCCAGGTTGTCCTCATCGTCGGAAGTCAACTCCGCCTCCGGATCGATGTCCATCTGCATTCCCTTGGAGGCGGCTTGCCAAAACATTTCCGCCGACCCGCCCACAGTCTTAGCGAGGTCCTCCATGAGGTTCGCGACCCTCTGCAGCCGAGGCATTCCGTACACCTCGTCCTCCACGAGGCCGTCCGCGATGTGTATCACCCGGGTCCAATGGACCTTCTGCTCCCTCATCCCGGTCCCCCTGAGAAGGACCCCCTTGCCGGAGCCCGACAGGAGTTGGTTCTTCTCCGGGTTCGAGAAGTCTACTGTGTACATCTCGGGCAGCCCGAACCGGGGGTCCGCCGTATCGGACACGAATTTGGACACCGAGGCCGCCCGCTGGGAATATACGGACAGGTACATCAGGCCCTCCGGCCCGTTCACACGGGCGGCGGGGGACTCCAGGGGCCCCGGAAGGCCCAGAAAGAGGACCCCATACTGTCCTATTCCCGCCACCTGATCCGCCCGCCTGAAATAGTGCCATACCCTCAGTTTCCTTACGAGGGACTCCCAGGCCATCTCAAATTCCGTCTCCACGTCCGGATTGTCCGTGTCGCGCACTTCCGGGCCCTTCTTCCAAGTGGACTGAGCCGGAAGGTCCACGATGCGCCCCGCTATGTCCTGGCGGGTGTAAAGCGCGTCGAAGTAGTCATAATCCAACACCTTCTTGTACCCCAGGACCGTGTACATGTCCCGGTCGCCGCCGAAAGTCTGTCCCAGAGCGGCAGCGAGCTTCGCCCTCCCCAGGAGCATGGAGTTGGACATGTGCCGCAATGCCGCCAACATGAAAGTCGGCCTGGTTTTCGCGGGAACCCCGTTCTGCTTCTTAGGCATTTACGGCCCCTCTCGCGGTCTTTTTACCCCACGTTCCGGCCGTCTTTTTACGGATCAGCTTTGAGACCGCTCCAGATGCGGCGTCCACCTGATCGTCGTGGTCGCCTTTATTGAACACCTCCATCTCGTCCAGGAACGCTTCGTTCCACGGCGCGGCCAACACGTCCACGTTCCCGTTCTCCGCTGCCGAGGCCAACACGTCCGCCCGGGCCACCTTGGAACCCGTCGCCCTCTGCCCCCCGGCGGAGAGGCCCTGCAGGACCGTCCGCACGTAATGTTCCACCACCGTCTTTCCAGAAGATCCCGGTTCCTGCTCCAACCATTGCTTGATTTCCCGCCCGTCCTTCCAGGCGGTAGACTTCACCCGGTCCTCCACCGTGGCGGGGGACCCACGGAACCTCACCACGTCCAAGACCGTGTAACGGCCCTTCAACACACCCATCTTACATCCCACCGTCCAATCGGGGTCCTCGTTCCGAACAGACTGCTCCGTAGAGGCGAAATCCCAATACCGCACCACCCTGTCAAACTTCTCTGGCGGCTTGCGCACCACGTTAAACCAGTCCCTCTTCATTATCGTGCCACCCGCCACCATGGGGCGCTGCTGGTAGAGGGAGGCCCAATTGTACGGCCCCTGATCTATCTTCTTAACCTTGACGTACGCCTCCGAGAACCACCCCGGCCACAGCCTCTCTCCCGGCTTCCGCCCCACGGGATCGTCGAACCGCTCCGCCAGCATCGGGAAATTCAAGACATACCACCACTCGGAACCGTCCGCCGACCGGACCCATCCCGACCGTCCGTCGTACTTAGCGGGAAGGATGCAGCCCGGGAGGTCCGACACGTGCCAGCGCGTGTGAATCATGGCGATCCACGACTCCGGCATCATGCGGTTCTTCATGTCTGACCTGTACCATTCAAAGACGCCCTGGCGGACCGTAGGGCTCTGAGAATCCCGGAAGGATTTAATCGTATCGTCGAAGATGAGGCCGTTCGCCCGGCGCCCTGAAACGGCTTGTCCGACTCCCACGCCGCGCCACTCCCCCCCGTTGGTAAGCTGCCAGCGGATCATGGCCCTCGAGGCCGGAGAAACGCGGCACTTGAAAATCTCCTCATACTGGTCCGAGGAGACTACATCCCGCACCTTCCCACCTATCTCCTCCGCAAACTCCGACGTGTGGGTCCCGAAGATGATGGAATGCCCGGGGTGCCGCCCGAGATAAAAGGCCGGATAACGGACCGAAACGTAGGTCGTCTTAGCCGCGCCGGGGGGCGCAAACACCATGAGGCGCTTAATTTCCCCCCGGTCCAGGGCCTCCAGGGCGCAATTCATCGCCCGGTGATGTTCAGCTGGAGGATAATGGGGGTCGAGATAAGAAGAGAAGGGGTTCAAGCTTTCCTGGGCCAGCCTTGACGTTTCCTCACGTTGTATATAATCTAAAGCCACCGCCTCATGCGCGGAAAGGGACTGCACGAATTCAACTTGCTCCTCGGGACCCATGGTGCGGAACAGATCCGTCCAGGTGGTGAAGCCGGAGGGGAGAGTGGGGGATTCCATCATTTGCGGCATGAGGAGCGAACCCTTTCAGCGGGAAGGAAAGGAAGCAAGCTAGAACCCTCCTTCCAAAAAGTATAACACAGGAAGAGGCGGGGCACAAGTATAGGGGGTAGGGCGAAAAGGCTACGAAAGGGCACTTAAAGTCAGAAAAGGATGCGCGGGGGATGCGAAGTTAGTGGCGGTGGGACGGCGCGGGGCGAGGGGCCCCTTAGCCGGGACCCACCAAACGGGCCTGTAAAGCCCAGAGAGGAGGCAGTATGAAGCCCTGCGATATGAAGAACGTAGAAATGACGGATCTCCACAAGCTGCAGGTCGAGGTTGCGCTGCGCATCGCTGCTACCCGCGCCGCTTCTTATGTGGGATGGATTCCCGGCCCCATCAAGAAAATTTAATGCCCACAGCCGTCTTACGGGGGCAGAATGTCTCTGCCCCACTTACCGGGCCTATAAAGCCCAGAGAGGAGGCAACATGAACATAGTTCAGTACTGGATCATCGTGGCAATGACGCTTCTGTTCACCTACATGTGGGTAACTGGCTGGTCAAACTTCCCACACTAGCTGGGCCGCAGGGCCCAGGGAGGAGGACGCGTATGTTCAACATGAAGGACCTAGCGCCAGAATTGGAGGAGATAGCCGCCCAGATCAGAGCGAAGTGGCTAGCGCCGCCAATGGAGGAGGACGAGCCCATCGAGGAACAGATCGTAGACGCACTGAACATGAAGGCGCAGCACGGTAAGTGGTTAGTGCCCAAGCCCAAGAAGCAAGCGCCTCGATGCCGGGCATGGGGGTGGGAACTAGCTAAGCGCATCCGTCCATGGGGATGGGCCATGGAACGCACGTTCGCACCCAATATCACCAAGAGAAAACCGGATAGCAGGGAACAATATTTGACCAAGGTGAGGCTCGGACACAACGCCGCCAAGTGGAGGAAGAGTATAGACGATACGTACGACGAGAATCAAGCCAAGGTTCAAGAAAGGCTCAAGAAATATGGGGTGTGATAGCTTCCTGAGGAGGAAGGTGATGAACGATTTTGTGAAGTGGTGCGTACTTGTGATGGCCGGGACGCTGGTGCTGCATGGGCTGGCGTTTCTCCTTTTCCAGTAAGGGGGACGACATGACCAAGACCGAATGGTCCAAAAGATATAGCCGGGGCCGGAGCTTAATCCGGGCCGGTCTCAACGCCGTCACAGTGACGGCTATCCTTTCACACAACATCAGCCTAGAGGAGACGTTATTGCTGCACACGCTGTTCAAGGCCGTTGAGATCAAGCTCTAGTACCAGGGCCCGCTGGCCCCTAGCCAGTACAAGAGGGTAAAGTATCTCTGCCCCCAAAGCCGCCTAAAGGAGAAGCCAGATGAATTATACCATTTCAGAGGACAGGGACGGAAGGACGGTCGCATTTTGTATGGGATTCAAGCCGCCCTTCACTCCTACGGGGTGCTTCTACCCCACACCAACGCGAAAGAGATCCTCCACCCCCAATCAAGACGGGCCCTATCCTTTCATCATACACAACAAAAAAGAATGGGACAATTTCATCAACGAATGGGAGTACTGAGACAGTCCAACTTAAGCCGCCTAAAGGAGAAGAAAATGAGACGAATGCTGACTCAAAGAAGAAACCCCGCCTCACCGCCGGGCGTATGGGGCAGCCTCTCGGGCGTTCAAGGCGACCTCACGGGCGTTCGAGGCGACCTCACGGGCGTATGGGGCGACCTCTCGGGCGTTCAAGGCGACCTCTCGGGCGTTCAAGGCGACCTCACGGACGTATGGGGCAACCTCTCGGGCGTATGGGGCAGCCTCTCGGGCGTTCGAGGCGACCTCTCGGGCGTTCGAGGCGACCTCACGGGCGTTCGAGGCGACCTCTCGGGCGTTCGAGGCGACCTCTCGGACGTATGGGGCAGCCTCTTGGGCGTATGGGGCGACCTCACGGACG